TGTTCAATGATGAAGCAGANTCAGATTTTTTGAAAGCCATTGAAAACAATATCGAAAAATCAGCTTGCGCAGGGAGTGAAACAGGCAGTGCTTTGACCAACCAACCAACCACAGGTGCTTCACTGAAAACTGAGAGTGTTGACGGCAAAACCAAAAAACAAATCAAAAACAAAGATGACGATGAGGATGAAGATAGTGAAAATCAATCACCAAAAACCCTGAGTAAAGCAGAGGTGATAAATTCACTCATGAAATCCAATTCAGTTATTAGTTTTGAAAAAGCAAATCAAATTTTTGAAACATTAAACTCAATTTCTACAATGGCAAACACACAAACCAAAATCACCGATGAACTGCTGGAAAAAGCACTTTCAACATTGGGCATTGCCCCTGTTGGTGATGAAATCAATAAAGGCAATGACAATGATGAAGATGATGATGATGATGATGATGAGGTTGTTGAAACCACTGTCACTAAAAAGAAAAAAGCATCTGCACCTGCTGAGGATGACAATGATGACAATGATGAGGATGAGGATAACGAAAATGAAAAGCCTGATTTTGGCAAAATGAAGAAAGCCATTGCCTTCAACCAGTCAGAGAACATTGAGATGTTCCGTGGNGTTGGNACATTGCTGAAAGGCATATATGATGAAGTGAAAAAACAAAGTGAAGAAATTACTGCACTGCGTGAAGAAAATGCTGACCTGAAAAAATCCATGGATGAATTTGGTGGTGCACCAGCAGGACAACGCAAATCAACAGCCAAGCCATTGGCAAAATCATTTGAAAAAGGATTGGGTGGTGAAGAAGACAACCTTGAAAAAGGTGCAAATTGCCTGTCTATATCCCAGCACAAAAATCAGGTGTTGAACCTGTTGGATGTGCTGACCTTTGAAAAAGGATTTGACAATGAGATGAGCAAAGCCATGACAATGTTTGAAAGTGCAGGAACGATTGCACCAATCATTGCAGCCCGTGTGAAAAATGAAAAAGGTATCACACTTGTAAACTAAATTTGACCACCGTCAAACTATACACACAATTTTAACAATCACAACAAAAACCTACAAAAATGATTCAACTTTCTGATTACCAATTGGGACTTGACAATCAGGTAATGTTCGGTGGTCAAACAACTGCTGAAGACCTTGACAACCTGAATAAAGCACTTGCTGCTGGGTCAATTACAGGCAGGGAAACAACCAACCTGACCACTGCCAGTGGTTCACCATTAAAAGTGGAGAGCCTTGAAAAAACATTGAAAACCCTGACCTACACAGAGAATGATGTGATTTTCTGGAAAAACATTCCAAAAGCACCTGCATTCAACACTGTTGAGGAATACAACCAGTTGACAGCCTATGGCCAAGACCGTGGAGGTTTCAACAATGAAGGTGAATTGCCAATTGAAGAAGACAGCACATATGTAAGGCGTGCACAGTTGGTGAAATTCCTTGGTGTTACCAAATCTGTTACACATCCAATGACACTGGTGAATACCATGATTGGTTCAGCCATTGAAAGGGAAGTGAAGAATGGTACACTGTGGATTTTACGCAAGCTGGACAAAGCCTTGTTTACAGGTAATGCTGACCTTGTTCCGCAGGAATTTAATGGCTTATTTACACAACACGCACAAAATGATGCATTCCTGACGCTGAATGATTATTTCAACAGCGAAGTGATTGTTGACTGCCGTGGTTTACCTTTATCAGAAACAAACATTGAAGATGCTGCCAACGGTATCATCCAAAACTTTGGTTTGGCTACTGACCTGTATGCTCCACCAAAAGTGTTGTCTGATTTTGTTAAAAACTTCTATGGCAATAAATTCATCCAACCTGGTGCGGGTGGCACAGTAAATGGCGTTATGGGTCAAAGGGTGAAAGAGTTTGAAAGCCAGTTCGGTAACATCAAACTGAACCATGATATCTTCATGAATGCGCCTGCAACCAAAAAGCAAGGTGCGCCAAACACAAGTGCTTCTGCACCTGCTGCTCCAACTGCTACCTCAGCGACACCTGTTGCCGTGGATGCTTCTGGTAAGTTTGATGCAACTGCAAGTGGTTCTGGTAACTACATTTATGCCGTTACAGGTATCAACCGTTATGGTGAAAGTGCGCTGACTATTATTGGTGGTGTTAACACAATCGTTACAGGTGGTGCGCTGGATTTGATATTCACCGAAACAGCATCTGCAAACCCATCTACAGGTTACACAATTTACCGCAGCCAGAAAGGTGCAGCCAGTGCTGCTGCTGCCACATTCTACCCAATATTCAGCGTGAGTGCGGCTCAACTGACTGCAGGTTATGATGGTGGTGCTGCTGGTGCAGTACGTGACCGTAACCGTTTCATTGGTGGATGTAACCAAGCCATGTTGATTCAGCAGGACAATGAGGTGCTTGCATTCAAGCAACTTGCTCCACTGATGAAAATGGATTTGGCCATTACATCACCTGCTTACAGGTTCATGATGCTGATGTACGGTACACCATTCCTGTATGCACCAAAGAAAATGGTGAGAATTATCAACATTGGTTAAACCAAAAAAGGTACAATACATTAAAAGGTGGTGGTGTGATGCCATCACCTTTTTTTAATTTTAACAAACATTTTAAACAAAACAAAACGTAAATTTTATGCAACTCAAATCACTAAACACAAATCACCAAAACGGAACACTCAACATGCCAATTGATGGCGAAGTTGAGATTGTAAATGGATTAGTTGAAGTATCAGATGAACTTGGCCATCTTTTGTTGGGCAATCCAACTGATTGGGCAGCGACTGTTGAAGAGGTTGAAGAATTGGATGAGGAAGATGATACAGCAGAAAAAACAGAAGATGGGCTTGATGAATTGGATTTGCCTGAATTAATTGACATGGCGAAGACAGCGAAGCTGAAAGGATACAACCTGTTTGCCAAAGATGCTCCAAAAATGCGTGCATTCCTGCGCAAGAAAATGAAAGATGCAGCAAAAGCAGCAGATGAGGGTGGACAGAAGTAAAAATCACCCCTGAAGCATTTTAAGTGCTGAAATTTGATTGTTTGAATAGTTTGATGACTAATATACCAAAAGCAATATGCCAACCACTACTTTTGAAATTCCAATGGTTTTAAGTGATGCCACAGCGTCAAGCCATCCATTGATATTCACCCCTGATGAGTTCAAAGAGAACTTTTTGTGGGGATTGCCAATGACCAACCCAGTCACCCAAGCAAGAGTGACTGATGACATGATTATCATGAAGGTGAGAGCAGCGCAGGATATGCTGGAAAAGTATTTGGACATCAAATTATTCAAACAAATCATAACCGAAACACAAGACTTTGTCCGTGAGGAATACATGACATGGGGATTTGTGAAAACTGACTATCAAGTAAACACACCATTGTCAATGGTTGGAAGGTTGAATGAACACACTCAAATAACCTATCCAAAAGAATGGTTAACAACCAAGAAATCATCAGACAAAAATGTGCGTTTTCCACAAGTCTATATCATTCCAAACGGCATGAATAATGCCACAACTCAATTCCTTGCTGTATCATACAGCCAGTATTTCAGTTTCTATGGTGCAAGGTTGATACCTAACTATTGGAATATTGTGTATTGTACAGGATTTGATGAAATTCCACCTGAGATAATCAACATCATTGGTAAGATAGCTTGTATTGGCATACTGCCTGTGTTGGAGATGGGAATTGGTGGAGTTGGAGGTGGTATGTTTGGATTGGCAAGTCAATCATTGAGTCTTGATGGATTAAGTCAAAGTGTAAGCAAAGCCAACGGTGGCAACATCTTCAGCCAAAGATTGAAGCAATATGCTGAAGAATTGAAAACAGAATTGCCAATGCTCAAAACAATGTACAGCGGCATCAAATTCACAGTAATGTAATGGGAGCAAATAACAAATCTGTAGTAACTTCAACACCCAAGGATTTGGGCAACCCACAAGCAAATTGGGACAGGAAGAAATTTGATGATTTCATATCAGATAAGGGATATGATTGTTTCATTGAAAGGGCATTGAGATGTCCGTGTAACAATCAGCCAACAGGTCAGGCATTATCTGATTGCATGAATTGCGGTGGTACAGGTTGGTTTTTCATTGATAAGCAAAAAAGCATCATTGCTTGTTCATCAATGTCTCACCGTAACAAATATGAAGTTTGGTCACAAACAAACATGGGTATTGTGAACATAAGCACAAGACCGCAGGACAAATTGGGGTTCATGGACAGGGTAACATTGACAGAGTTGGAAAGTTGGTTCAGTCAGGTTTTCAAGCTGAAATTGAGCTCAACTGACCCAACAAAATATTTTGCATTCATGATATACAGCCCAATGGAAGTATATGATGTTTACATATATTCAGACAGCCAATCACCTCTGGTGTATTTGGAGGTTGACAATTTCACCATTGATAACAACAAAATCATCATAAATAAATCATTCATTGACAATCTGGGAATCACTGACCCAACAATAACCATCCGTTACACGCACAACCCAACATATCACATAATTGACATTAACCGTGATTTAATCAAGCAAAAGTCAATAAATGATGTAGTTGAAAAAATTACAAACTTTCCATTAAACTGCATAGGCAGAAGGGCTCATTACATATTTGAAGCACCAAACTTCAATGGTGAGAGTTTGTTTGATAACACAGATTATTCAAGATTGCCTACAAAATATGACTATTGATGGCAGCACCGATAAACATACAATTTGACCTCAGCGACACAATAGATGAATTTTCATTGAGTGAGCAGCAAAGCAATCAAGTCATAAAGGCAGCTTGCCAAGCTGTCACATTGGAGATACACCGCAATTGGATAGCTGCCGCAGAACGTGAATTGAAATCTACACGCAATGGCTACATTCGTGGATTATTGGTTGCAGAAGATGGAATGTTTGCCAATACAATCACGCTTGTTGGCGTTTTGAACAATATGGTTGAGAATGGCGTGAGTGCATTTGATATGAAAGATGGGTTTATGAAATCATCCAAGGTAAAATTCAACAAGAAAGGTGGTTGGTATTTGACCATACCATTGCGACAAGCTACACCTGACGCTGTTGGTGAAAGCGAAGTGTTTGCAGGAATAATGCCTGTTGAAGTTTACAATCTCATGAAGGGTAAAGAAGCAACAGTCACAAGTGAAACCAACAAAACATTAAAATCAGGTGAATCATTAAAAGCAAAGGAAATTCCAGAGCAATACCAAGCACCACAAACCAGAGCATCTGTCACAAATACTGCAATAAACAAGACATTCGATGCTTACACGCACAAATCCAGCATATTTGCTGGGTTGGGAAAAAGTCAAAAGTTGTATGAGAATGCTAATCAATCAACATACGGCACATTCAGGCGTGTTGGTGAGAACAGTGACCCAATGGCATTCATACACACAGGCATAAGGCAACATAATTTATCACAACAAGCAATTGAAAATACTGATGTTGACTTAATCGTAAACAACACTGTTGATAAGGTATTATCAGAATTTGGATTTGGAACATAAATCAGGTATTAATCAATAAAATAAATTCAATGGACAATCAATTAACAAACCTTTCTTATGGTAATGCAAAAGCTCAACAGTTGCATAAATCATTCAATAACAACACAACAAGATTATCTGCACACATTGACCTCATGAAATCATGGGGTTATGATGATGAAGAGTCAGAACTGCCGCTGATATTCAATGATGAAACGCCACAGGGATTGATTAAAGGCAAACTTGATACCAGTCATTTGGTGTTAAAGGATGTGTCTGTGAAAGGTGTAATGCAAAAACGTTGGGTTGACCCAAACAAAGACAACCAAGAACACGCAGAGCATGGAAGCACTGTTGAATTTGAACACAAGGGTGAAAAAAAGACAGGAACGGTTGGCAGTGTGACCAAAACAGGTGAATATGCTATCAAAGCACATGATGGAAAAATGTACAACAAACACCCACATCAATTTGATTCACCTCATGCAAACAGAGCAGGTGCTGAAGACCATGCCAAAAAGACAGATGACGCTACACTGAAGAAATTTGCTGAAAATGACAAGGCTGACCCAAAGCTGAAGGATATTGCCCAAAAGGAATTATCAGGCAGAAATCAAGGGCAGGACAACGCAGGGGGTGATAAAAAGGACACGAATGTTAAGAAGTTGGATGATGAAGGCGACAGTGACAATGATATCAATGCCAAATTCAAAACATATGAGAAGTTTGTCAGAATGACAGCCAAGGGGTTGACTAAATCAACAATTGCATACGGTGGAGGTGGTGTTGGTAAAACATACACAGCCATGCAGCAGTTGAAAAAGATGATTAACCCATCAACAGGACAGCCATTTGTGTTCTATGACCCGAAAAAACATGATGTTGGCAGTACTGATTATGATGTGGTGAAAATAACAGGTAAAGCCACCACAACTGGTTTATACAAAACCATGTTCCAACACAATGATAAACTGCTGATATTTGATGACTGCGATGAGGTATTGAAAGACCCAAACAGTGTCAACATGTTCAAGGGAGCATTGGACAGTACAGGCGATGGCACAATCAACAATCTTAGTGGCAGAGCCATAAAAGATGACAGCGGTGAGCCAATTCCACAAACATACACCTTTGGTGGCAGAGCCATATTTATCAGCAATTTGACATCTGCCCAGATGCCACAGCCATTGAAATCAAGAAGTTTGAGGATTGACCTGAGCATGAATGCTCAGCAAACCATTGACCGTATCAAGGAAATTTCCAAAAACAAAGAGGGGAAATTGACCAATATTGAACTGCAGGATGTGAACAATAAGCCTATCAAGTATGACCATGAAGATATGGACAAAGCCATCAAATTCATGGAAAAATACAAGAACAAAATGGGGGATTTGAATGTGAGGACATTGGGAAGTTTGGTAAAAATCATCCATGACAACAAATCTGAGGGTGATGGTGAAGATGATTGGCAAACTACTGCAAAACACTTTGTATTTTCCAAGGGTTTCAATGCAATGGAAGATGACATCAGTAAAGCATTCAGTTCACTGGGTGTGTTTGAGAAAGGCGGTGTTGGCAGCGGCAGACATAAAATTGGAACAAAAGTTGGTTTTAAATTTGGTGTAAAAAACACACCACACTCAGGCAAGATAATTGAAGTTCATGATAATGGAGAATACACAATAAAACCATCACAAAAAGACAAAAAGGCATTTGGCCAAATGCAACCCAAAATACACCATGATAAATTATCATGGGCTGAATAAAATAACAACACATGCTCATACCAGAAATCATACTGTACAACAATTTGCTTATCTTTCAAAAATTGGTGATAGATGACTACAATTCATTTGCAACCAATGAAAAAGATAAGTCAATATTGTGGGCATTGTTCAAGAATGATGACAATGGCAATCCATTGGTGTTGGATAAGTATGACTATTACAAGCAATCAATTGCAATCCTTACCAGAAATGATGAAAACCCAAGACATCTTGAAATCGGCATAGGATACAACATGCAAAGATTGTCATTGCCAACAATACACATATTACTGCCATCTGAGAACAAGGGCAGGTTTGACAGTATTGGATTGAGTGAAGGTGAGCCAGCAACCGTATATGACCCAGCAAAATCAGCCTTTATAGTCACAAAATCACGCACGTTTTCAACCACATATCACCTCATGATAACCAGTGATAACAGCAGTGAAGTGCTGACCATATATTATTGGTTGAGGGCTATGATGATAATGTTCAGTGAGCATATAGCAATACAAGGCATGTTGAATATGTCATTTTCTGGTCAGGACATACAGATGAACCAAGACCTCACTCCACCCAACATATTTCACAGGAATTTGTCTGTTTCATTTGATTTTGAATCTCAAATAAAATTGTCAATTTCACAGCCGTTGGTCAACAAATATAAGATGGGAATTTGTGCAGATTTTGCCGATGATGTCAATGATTACAACAATTCTTAATTATCAAATTCAGTTATTAACTTTCAAATATTGTAAACGATGAGCATTGATTTTAACAACATAACAGCGAATGAATTTTGTGATTTGCAGGGAATTTCTGATGTTGACAGATTTGTCATCAACAAAAAACACAAAGGAAGTTCTGATTCATATGAAAATTGGTACAAAAAAATACAAGCTGATTTTCAAATAGGCGCAAAAAAAGACTTCAAAAATGATGAACCGATTGTTGAAGAGTCATCAAAGAGTGATAAAAAAAATAAGTAATCATACAAAAACACATAAAAAATGCCTCAAATTGTAAATTTCAACAACAGACAAATAATTGAACCAGGTGCATACGCACAGGTAAAAAGCGGCATATCTTCACCTGCTGCCTTGGGAACATATGGCAATGTCATGGTGATTGATACTGGCAGTGGTAATGGTTTTGGATGGGGCAGTGGAATCAATGGTGAAATTGAAAGTGGTGCAAAATCCATCTATGAATTCAGTTCATTGGAAGACATCAAACGTGCCATGCGTGGAGGTTTGTTGTATGATTTGATGGACTATCTGTGGTCACCAAGCAACAATGGAAATGGTCCAAATAAAGTGTATTATGGAAGGGCAGCTACAACCGTTGCACCTAAATTCACTTTGTTATTGGGAACAACAGTGGTTGCAACACCAGAAGTTCGTGCCACCACTGGTAATTTAGCCGTGCCATCAGTTCCTGTGGATGGAACACCAGTGAATGTTTATGTTGATGGAGCATTGATTGCAACATTCAACAAAACAGCAGCAGAGACAACAACAACCTTATTAGCAGCTGCAGTTGCTGGGGCAATAAATGCAGGTACAGCAACACACGGATATTCAGCCGTGCCAACCGTTGCAAACATTGTGCTAACTGCAAAAGCAGGTACAGGCGCAACACCGAATGGTAAAATTGCCCTCATGAGACAAGTATTAACAGTTCCATTGGAGGCAACAAGCCCATTTGCTGGTGGTGTTACTGCAATATACACATCACTACAAGGTAGTGTTCCAATTTATGCAAGGTCAGAGGGTGTTGGTGGAAATGGCGTTGTGGTTGGTAGTGTATTAACCCGTGGTTATGGCTTCAAATTGAAAGCAGGTATTGTTGATACAAATGCATTAATCATTGAATTTTTTGAAGGGCAATACAGGGGCAAGGATGCTTCTGGTATTGAATATGATGTTGAGGAAACAGCTGTGTCAAATTACACAATTTGCCGCAGTACTGAATTCACCACAACTGCCGAATTGCTTTCATGGATGCAATCTGATTACAAGTTCAATGCTTACTTCTTTGTTCCTGAAACAAAAGTTTCATCTACAACTGAATTAGTTGGAGCAACTGAACTTACCAGCAAGGGAACAGCAATCATACCACTGGTTGGTGGTACAACAGTTTACAATGCATTGGATGTAGATACATTATTGGCCAGCATTGAAGACCTTGATAACAGCATGTTCTTATGTGATGATTATGGTCCAATTCCAAATCCTGCTTTGGGTACAACTGAAATACAAGCAGGTGCAAACAAAGGGGCAATGAGTGTTGCAAATGGCAAAATATTGGCTTACATACTGAATACGTCAACATTTACAGAGAAAGCAATGTATGTTGGTGGTGGTAATGATGCCAATAAATTCAATGTAAGTGGTGGAAGTGCAGATGGTTCAATACAGATTGCCAAATACTATGACAGCGCATTTACTGTGGTTGTACACAGTGGAATCAAAGTGCCTGCGCTTGGCGTTGTTAATGGACAGGCATACAAATTCCTGCCATCATTGTATCATGCTGCTTTGGTTTGTGGAAGGGCTGCAGGATTTGAACCACAAGTGCCAATTACATACAAAAACCTGCGTATCACTGGTGTATTGCATGAATTGAAAAAATCAGAACGTGAATTGGCATTACAGTGCGGTGTATTACACACACGTTACCAATCACAGTTAGGTTGGATTATCAATCAGGGAGTTAACAGTTTGCAATTGAATTCAAATCTTGTGAACAGCGATGGTAAATCACCTGAAATTCAAATCATGCGTATCATACACCAAATCAACAAAGAATTGGTGATAAATGCAACAACCCGATTTGTTGGTGGTAATTTGAACACAGCCAGTGCAGAAGATGTGAAAGTGTTTGTTGAAGGGTATTTGACAGACCGCACAGCCAGCAGGTTGGCAGACAATCTCATTATCACTTTCAAACAAGTGAAGGTTCAACTGGTTCAGGACTATTGGAATGTAACATATTGTTTTGTGCCAAATAGCCCAATTAACCGTGTGTTCTTCACTGGGTTCATACTTGACCCCAAAATTGAACTTTAAACATTAATATCAACAAAATAAAACAATAAGACAATGGCTGATAAAGTAATGACCGCACCTTTGGCAATCATCCGTGTAGGTGGTATTGCAGTAGGAAAAATGAAATCAATCCGTTGCACTGAAACAATCAGACGTGCAAAGGTTGTTGGCTTAGGTGCATTGGTTGCATCTGAATATGCCCCACTTGATTGGAGTGGTTCACTCAATTGTGGATTTTTTATGATTGACCTGCGTAAATCAGCCATACCTGGTGCAATGCTGAGGATAACTCAGACGGTACAGGAATGGGAAGACACCTTGTTGCTAAGTAACAGTGGTGTACAGATTGACATCATGCGCAAGGTTCAGGATGTGATACTGCCAACAGGTGTAATTAAGCCGAAATTGGAAGTGTTTGCATCAATCAAAGGATGCTTCATCAGCCGTGAATCATTCGATATCAGCGAAGGTCAAATCAGTGGCAGGGATGTTGATTTTGAATACACAACACCAATATTATTCCCACTGTAATTAATCAAAAAACAATAAAAAACAAATCATCATGAAAACATCAGGTATTTTCACATTAAATTGGAAAGATTTTTTAAAAGGATTGGTAATGGCAGTGATTGGTGCACTTATTGGCATCATTGGACCAACAATTGAATCAGGCGAATGGGTATTCAGTTGGCCAGCAATTTGGAAGATGGCAGCAGGTGCAGCATTTGCTTACATTGTAAAAAACCTTGTCACCAACAACAACGACCAACTTTTGAAGAAAGATGACCCGACAATCAAGTAGTGATTGAACAGGTAGTTTTCACAAAATACTGTAATTATGTTTAGAAGTGCCCACATCAAATTGATGCAGGGCACTTTTATTTTTTACAAATCAGTTTTAATAACGCAAAACAACACAAAATGAAAAATTGGTTAACAAACAATTTACTTTCAATCATTGTCTTGATAACAGTCATTGTTTTGGCAGCAAGAAGCTGTAAAAATGACAGTTTATTTGGAGGTAATAACACAACAAGAAAGGCTGACACTATTTATTCAAGCCACACTGAATACATACAGCAACCACCTGTATTTATTCCACAATACATTCCTCAACAGATTGGTAGCCAACAGCCAATCATAATACCCAGTCAATACAAGCCAGACACAACAATGACTGGTGTTTTGAGGCAATATGTAGATGTGTTGAGCAGATACTTGACAAAAAACACCTACATGGATTCAATTGTGTTAAAAGACACAAGCGGCAAGCGTGTAGGTGTTGTGAAACTTGAAGACCAAATATCAGAAAATAAGTTCACAAGCCGCAAGCCAAGCTATGATTTGACATTCCCAACAATAACAAACACAACAACAATAACCAAATATGCACCGCAAAAATGGCAAATGTATGTTGGAGGTATTTTGGAAGGCAGCAAAGACAAGCCATTATCGGCAGGTGGTATTGGATTGTTGTATAAATCAAAAAAAGATGCTGTCTGGATGTTGAATGGCAAATATAATTTTCAACAGAAGGCAATGTCATATGAATTAGCCAGATATTTCAAATTAAGTTTTGAACATTAAAAACACATAAAAAACGCAAAAATCATGAACATTCAAACACAAACAATTGTTCCCATTGGCGGCAAAGATTACACAGTCAATTACCCAAATGTTGGGCAGGTCATTGAAATTGAAAACCTGAAGTTGTTGTTAAGCGGCAACATGTATGGTGATTTAATCAAAAGCAACCATGCCACAGGGGTGGAGTTATTGAATTTGGTTGACGGAGTGTCATATTTCAGTGTATTGGCTCCAGATTTCAAAAAGGATTTTGCAACTGATAAGTTCACAGAGATGGATGTTTTCAAACAAAAACAAATCATCAAAGCATTCAAAAAGACATTCTGGCCATGGTTTAGTGGAGTTGATGCAGAACTTAACAAAGAAGATGATGAAAAAGTTGCTTAAAATCAAAGAAATTCCACAGCTTGATGTTCAAAAGTTCATTGAGTTGTGGAATTTGAAATACCCATATGACCGTTGGTGGCGCAAGAAGTACAATGTGCCATTTGGAAGCAAGCAGCACCGTGAGGCATCTTTTATTGAAATGGTGATAGAGTTTAAAGAGGACAGATTTTTTCAAAACTTAGCCAATAAAGATGCTGATAATTCAGAGATTGACAGTGAAGTTGATAGAATTATTGAAAGCGAAGGTGGGGGTGATAAATCAACACCTAAACCACTCAAAATGGATAAGAAGCAAGTTGACAAGGAATTTGATGATATTGACTTGGATGAATACAATAACAAAGAAAACACATAACAATGGCAGATGAAAAAGTCATAAGAGTCAGTGCCCAAGACACTGGATTTGGCCAAGCAATTAACAGAATGGCAGAAGATGCCAAAAAAGCCTTGTCAAACATTGGCTTGGATGGCTTATTTGATGATGCTGAGAAGCAGTTTGACAAACTTGAAGACCGTATCAAAGCAATTGGTGAGGAATTAAAGAAAAAATCAAAAGAAGCAAATGATGCCTTTGATGCCAGAAAGGGCATTGGTAATGACTATCATCAGCGTGTAGTTGACACTGAACAACAAAACTACAATCAACGCAGCGACAAAGCCAGTTCAGCATTGGATAAGTTGGCAGAAGCATTGAGGAAAAAAGGTGGAGCAGATGACAGTAGTGACCCAGATGCTGACAGGGTTGCAAGTTGGTCAAAAAAAGGTGGAATGATTGGCAGAATGGTTGGTAACAATCTGGGTGGCATGTTACCGAATGGAATGAGAAATGCAGTTGGCGGCGAAATAACAGAAGGTTTTGGTGGATTGGGTTCAAGAATTGGTGGTGAAGCAGCTGCAGGTGGGATATCAGGTGGAGCATTAGCAGCAGGTGCTGTTGCTGGTGTGGTTGTAGCAGTTGCTGCAGCATTCAAAATGTTGTATGGAATGGGGATGGATGATTGGCGCACAGAAAGTAAAGTCAACGCAACATTTGATGTCAACCGTGACACATTTGGTAAATTTGCCAGAGGGGGCAATGCAAGGGCAAGTGATTTTGGGATGGATAATGAAGAGTGGAAAAATCAAATATTGCGTATTTCCAAAGAAAAGGGAATGGCATATGATAAGGATGGAAATTATGTTGCTGAGGATAATGCCTACAACCAGACAGCACTTGCAAAAGGATATGGATTATCTGACCAAGAAGTTGGCAGATTCAACAAATTCAACTTCCAAGACAATACCCAGCGTGATGCATCAAGAATAATCGTTGACCTGTTGAGTAGAAGTGAAAAACAAGGTATATTGGGAGTGAGTGGCAGAGATTTTTCAAGATTGCCAGAGAAATTGGATGTTATGAACACCATAATGTCACAACAAAAAATGTCTGGTGAAACGGTTGATAGCAGTACTGCCATTGATTTGGTTATGGCAGGACAGAAAATTGGTGGCAGATTTGGAGATGACCGTGCTGGTGAAGCATTTGGAAGGATAAATGAAGGCATCAAAAATCCTGATAATCCGGGCATGAAAGCATACATGTATGAGATGTTGCGCAGAGCAAATCCTAATGCATCCTACACTGATATACAAGGTATGATGGAGAATGGAGCAAGCCGTGAAAATATGCAAGCTATATTGCCAGAAATTAGCAAGATGCCACAGGGTGAAATGAGGCGCATGATGTTGTACAAATTAACACACAACTGGCAGGATGCAAACCGATTGGATAAAACCAATGGACTGGATGAAATGCTGGGCTCATTGAAGACAGGTGTTGTTTCTGACAGTGATGCAAAGAGAAAATTTGGTGAAACCGACAAAAGGGTTGAAACAAATTTAGCAGCATTCGATGAATTAGGCAAGATAATCAAAAACAACCTCACTGACTTTGGTGAACATTACATAGCAAGACCATTGAACGATATGGGCAGAGGTATTGGAAAAGGCAACCAAGCTGATATTCAAAATGCATTGAACATGTTCTCAGGCACTCCAATGTTGTATCCGAATGGCTACAATGGCAATACAGGGGCAAACAACAATAACACAACACCTAAACCAGAAAATCAATAAAATGCCAACAGATTACACAGAATTGAATAAAATGATGGCTTTGGCAAAATCAAAGGGCTTCACTGTGACTTCTACAGTGGATGGCAAACACAATTCTGGTTCAAAGCATTACAGGGGCAAGGCAATGGACGTCAGAACATACGATAAAACTGATGCTCAAATACAAGAGTTCATGAAATTCATGAGGGGGCAGGGTTACAAAGTTGTTGATGAAAGGAAACGACCACCGAATCAAGCTGTTTGGGGTGGTGCGCATTTACACATTGAAATTGTTGAATTTAAGCCATTTGGTGTTGATGATAAGCATTATGAAATCAAGGAAAACACAAACAAAAATCAGAAATCAATTGACACTGTATTTGTCAATGTTGACAAGGCAATTACTGCAAAGGCATTCATTGAAAAATTCAACATAAAAATAACAGAGCAGGAGTTGATGGATTACAAAGATAATTCAAATCAAATATTTTCTTCATATAATCAAGAACAGCGTGTAAAATACAATGGTAAAGCAAGCAAGGATTTGATTGGCATGGGTGCTATCATAAAAGTGCCAATGGATAAAATTAAAGCATTACCATCTGTGTATTCTGTCAACCAGACATTAATTTCCAACAGAGATTACAAGACCTTTGTTGAAAAAGGAATAAGGAATTTGTTGGACAATCCTGACTATAAAAAGCTGAATTTGAACAATTCAGACACTGATGGTAATGTTGGCGTTGTACACAAAAGAATAAACAATGCCAGCATATGGATATGGAGTAAATCAACAGACTTCAAAAAAGGCAGTCATTTGATTGACATCACACCATTCTTCATAGATGCCAATATTGGTGTAGGTGAGAATGGTGGTAATTTCACCATAACATTACCACATGTAACATATGAAAAAGGATTGAATGATGATTACAAGCTACCATTGAACCAAGTGTTGTCAGACTTGTATGAAAGTTTTGTGATAAAGCAATCAACCCATAATTTGGAAAATTTTAATGCAAAATCTGTAAAGGCTGCGTACAAGGATGATAATAATGAGTTGAAAAACAATGAATATTTCTACAAGCGCAAACCATCATTCTTTCACAACATATTTCAATCAAATGATTTGGTGTTCATAAGATTTGAAAGATTGGGTACAGATAAGGTGTATCACCAAGACAAGTCTGCTGATTTTTTGAAGATAAATGCAAATGATTTGCCCAACAACACCTATGATATGATTGGCTTGATTGACCGTTCATCATTGAATAGCGTGGCAGCAGTGAGTGAGCAGATGGTGACGATAACAGGAAGGGATTTGAGCAAATTAGTCATTGAAGATGGTGTGTATTTTTTCCCTGTTGAGTATGCTGTAAAAGACAGTGAGCAAATAATACAAAATTCATCAAAGCAAAAATCTGGCAAGCGTTTGATAATGCCCAGCCAAGACAAGAACACTACAACAAACGTTGGAGGGATACAAGGCGACACACAATTCAATTTTGACCAAACGCAAAGTGTTGAAGAATGGTTGACATTCCTATTCAGCCAACTTACCAACATAGACATATGCCCAGACAATCTTTTCAATGGATATGATGACAAAACATTCATAATATCCAGAGAAGACAGGGCAGGTGAGAATGGTGATTTTACATACAAAAGAATCAAGGCAAATGGCATATGGCAAATTGTGAAATTGGTTATTGACAAAGAAGTTGGTGACAGGCGAATTGCAGACAGTAGCTTATCCACTGACACAGGAAGTTTAATCAACCTAATCAGAAAAATCTGCCAAAAGCCATTCATTGAATTCTTCATGGATACATATGGTGACAAGTATTATTTTATTGTGAGAAAGCCGCCATTTTCATACAAAAGTTTTTCAACAAATCCTTGTATAAATGTATTTGATGGAGATGTTGTATCTGATGGGCTGGATTGGGAAGATGAGGTGTATTCATGGTACAGATTGGAAGCAATGGGAAGTTTTATTGAACAAGGTGATGGAGCAGAGATGATTAATTTGCCTGCTGTCATGTTCCCAGAATACATGGAGATATTTGGAAGCAAAGTGTTGCATGTTCAATCAAACTATCTTGATTTTGACATGAGTGTAAGTGATTTGAGTGACAGCAATATTGAGGCAATAAGAAAGCAAAGCCGTGAGGATATGGATTGGTTGATTGAAACACATGCATATTTGCCATTCACCCGCAAGGGAACAATAACCACAAAAGGTGACAGGCGCATAAAACGTGGAATGAATATCAGGTACTTTCCAACAGGTGAGATATTTCATGTTGATAGTGTCACAAATGCTGGGTCATGGGGTGATAGAAGTGACAGAGCAACTGTTTTGCAAGTCAGCCATGGGATGGTTGAGGAACATCTTGACAAATATTTCAAACTGATTGACATACACCATGAAGAACAAAAGAACACATGGCAAGTTAATCAAGATATGTTTAAATTTTTCATACAACGTAAACAATTTTCATAAGCAATGAAGACATCCAATGGCATAAATAAAGTGCGCCACCCTGCAATAAGAAATACAGCAGGAACAGGATATGTTGTGTTGAGCCGAACATTAAAAAGGGATGAATACATAACAAATTGTTTTCGCAACAGTACTGTCACAATAATCACTGATACCAATGAGGTGATAACAAATGTGTTGGTGAACAAGGACATATGGCAAACATTGGAATTTCCTGAAGGTATAAAAGAACGTGGAAGTTGTGTTGTTTGGCTCAACATACATGGTAAAAACAAGCCAATAATATTGGCTGTTGTCAACAAAAAAGACCAACACAATGAAATACAAACAGCAAACAGCTTCAAATACACCAGAAAAGGTGATACAAGTGCTGTATTGATTGAAGGTTTGGGTGATAAAGGTCACCACAACATAATTGTCAGTGGTGAAGATGAAGGTGAAGGTCAAATCAATATCCGTGTAATCAATAAAAATGGCAAAGGATTGTTTGACGTAATGGTTCAAGGGGATATAGACATTGAAGGGGATAATGACGCAAATATCAAGCTGAAACATGCCTTAAATTTGAAAATAATTGATGAGAACGATAACACCAAGCAATCAATCATCAGTTATGAATTGGGAAAGGGTTTCACACTGAAGGATGAATTCAATAATGAGGTGACGACCAATAAAGATGGTATTGTCATAAAAGATGATTTCAAAAATTCAGCAACAACCAGCAGAGATGGCATTGTATTGGAAGTTGACACAGGTAAAAAAATAACCAACAAAGGTGGGGCAAATATTGAACCTGCTTTGTTGGGAAATAAAACACAGGATGCAATTGATGCAATAAATGACACATTACAAACAATTGCTCAATGCTTGACAACTGTAGCAGCTGCTAATATGTCTGGAACAACTGCACCTGTTGGGGCAAGTATGACATCAGGTGCGGCTCAATCTATTGCAAAAGTTGCTATATCAAAATTGAAAGCGGAATTAATTAAATCAAAAACAGTTGAAGTAAGTTAAACCATGGCAGACCAAAATTCAATAGAATTAAACAAAAGGTTGTTGGATGAATACAACACCAGAGGCAAAGAAGCAATCAACTCATTGTATCCTGATGAGATTGAGTATTATGCTTGTGCATTGGAGTTGGTGAACAGTATTGGTACAACGATTGACTTTTTCAGTTTCCCAGTAATGCCACAAGGAATGCAAGAATCAAAACCTGTGTTGACAAACATAAAGAAAACACACACAGGCGTTGTCATAACAACTCACACAACATTTGTTCCATTTGACATTCAAATTAATGGCCATTTTGGCAGAATGTTCCGCAAATTAAGTGATTTTGGTGGCAGTACAGGAAATGCAACAAATACACCACATGAAGGATTCAGGGAAGGTAAGGACAAAGCAAAGAAACTCACCCCTGTCACAGTTAGACCAATGTTCAGCACAGAGTATAAAACAGGGTATGGAAACACAAAAATATTGGAGTCAATATTTAACAAAGCCAGACAAGCTGACTCCAACTCAAATCCTGTAAAACTCATATTTTACAATCTGAGTTTGAATAGCAACTACATGGTTGAGCCTATGAATTTGGTGTTGAGCCAAAACAGGGATATGAACATGATTTGGCAATACACATTGTCAATGAAGGCAGTTGCGCCTGTTGATGCAATATTTGATGGCAACAGAAGTTCAATGAAGGAATTGAGGTCATATGCAAAAAAGAACATGAGAATGAATGAGCAATCACAAACCATAAAAGATGAGATTGTTGGTGGTGATTCCAAGTTCAAAAAAACCTTGCGCAATATACAAAGTGACCCGATTGGAAAATCAGCGTACAACATATTGGTTCAACAAACACAAAATTCTATTGAAAACAATGATTTTCTGGCAAGTTTGGGCAAAGACATAACATTAAATCACATACCAACATTCCCATAATGGAATTAAATTTTAACAGAAAAACGGTTGACTACTTTTCAATGGTTACAAGGTATGATGTTTCAACATATCTTGAACTGTACAGCATCTTCATACAATCCAATCAGCCGCAAATATTAGCATATTACAGAGACAGAGACACTGCGCCTGACGCTACTTCATTTGACTTCATGGAGAAATTAATCACAGAGTCAATAAAATTAGACAATCTCATAAAGATGCACAAAAATGCATTTGACAAAATTGACCATTGGGAATTGTTGATAATGCTGGAGGAAGTGCGTGATAAGTTGGAAACTGTGAAGAATACAAGCAAATGGATAGGTTCATCAAAAGCTAAGAACAGTTGGCACAGCACATCAATATCCAGCAGCCATGTTTTGGAGCAAAATGAAACACTTGAAGATATCAGTTTGGACTTGAATGGAAGGGGTGGTGATAATCAAAATGATTGGGCGCAAATTGCAATGGAAAATGACTTGTTGGAAACTGACTACACGGTTGATGGTGGCAATAAAATTCAGTTGACGAAAGGCATTTCAACATCACCAAATTTCTTCATAAAATCAGTGATTGACACGCTGTACAATCAAACAATGTACGGATTGGATTTGTCAAGAAAAATTACATTTGAAAATAATGACATAAAGGTTTTGAATTACAACGACACAGTTTTACAAGCAGTTGAAATTCTAATTTTGTTGAAAAAGGGTGATGTGCCTGAATTTCCAAACTTTGGCATAGATGCTGATTTGGGCGTTGGAGGTAATGCTGGCCAGTTATTCCATAGTGCGATTGTGAGGCAATTAAGGGCTGTATTCTCAACAGATGACACATTGAGAAATTTTAATGTGTTAAAGGCAGAATACAAAGAGGGTGATTTGCACATAGATTACAGTGTCAATACAATGTACAATTTAACAGTTAGTTCAACATCAAAAATAACACAATAATGTTTACAAAGATAACAACCGTTGAGGAATTAAAAGAAATGTTCACAGAGATTTTGTTGAACAAAACTGATAAAATCAGCAAGGCATCCGATGGTTCAGTGAACAATGCTATTGCTTTTGGTAATGCTAAGATTGGCCAAAAGATACAGAAGGATATTGCCATACTTGAATCACATTTATTCCCTGATTCAGCTTATGGCAAGTATCTGGATGACATAGCCAGATTAAATGGAATTTCACAACGTTTTGGTGCAAAACAAAGTTCAACATACATAAGGATTGTTGCTGCCCCATATACTACATATGTTGCAGGCACTCACGTGTTTTCAAGTACAACAGGTATTGACTTTGATTTGGAAAAAACCATCATTGTTCCAACATTTGGATACACATATGCTAAGGTAAGAAGCACGACTGTTGGAAGTTCAACTAATGTTGATGCACTTACCATAAATAAAGTGTCTAATCAGCCTGTTGGACACCAATATTGCATAAATGAATATGCTGCTCAATACGGCTCAGATGTTGAGGGTGATGACTTCTTCAGAAAGCGTATAAAAGAGGGTGTCAACCTGCTCAGCCGTGGAACAATATCAACCATTGAACAAGTGTTCATGAAAATCAATGAAAATGTGTTGAAGGTTTTCAATGGAGGTTTTGATTCCAACAGCAGAGTGATACTGACTGTATTGACACAAAATGGTATTGACCTCAATCAAGCAGAGATTGATGACATATTGATTAAATCAGAGAAATTCCTGTCGCTGTGTGACATGAGACCAACTGGCATTCATGGTTCAAATGTAGCAATACAGAATGCACAATGGCAACCGATTGATTTGAGTATGAGATTGGATTTGCAAGCAAACTACACTGCTGATGAGGTGCGCAAGGATATTCAAATCAGAATAAGCAAATATTTGGATTATCGGTATTGGAAGTTGGGGCAAAGGGTTGAGTGGGACAACATATTGGAGATTGTGAAGCAAACAGCAGGGGTGAGATATGTTAATGATTTCTATTTCTATCCAAACAGAGACATTGAAATTGACAACAAAAAGCTGCCCCGCATACGTGGCTTCCAAATGCTGGATTTGAATGGCCAAATAATACAAGACATTCAAGGTAATTTGAATCAATTTTATTATCCAAATCAGATTGATTTCAGTTATCAAGCAAGTGTGTTAAAAACAATATAATCATGCCAGAAGAAAAATTCATAAAATTTGATACTGTGTATGTCCAAAGAGATGACACAAATGAAATCAATGTAGTTGAAACGCCAGAGAATGCCAACCCTGACACCATTTCAGCTAAATTAAGTATCATAACACCAATACAGCATGTAAATAATGTAGAAGTGTTGACTGGTCAGCTTTGCATGGTTACAAAAAACAATCAAGTCAGCAATATTGGATGGGATATTAATGACAAAGGTGAATTGATTGTTCATGGTGAAAATGCCAAGAATTATAGCATAAATGATGATGGTGATTTAATTTATACATACAGATAAAACAACAATGATATGCCGCCCACAACAACAAGCAAGAATTTAGGAACAGTAAGTGCAATATGGACTGGTGCAACACCTCCATCAAATAAATTTATGATGTGGATTGACAACAGCACAAATCCATACAAAAGGAAGTTTTGGGACACTGTGACCCTGCAATGGCTTGAGGTTGCATTTATAGCAGCACAAGCGAATCAATTGAAAAGATTCAACCCAAGAGTTGGTGGAAGTACAACCCTGACACTGGTTGATGATGTTTATATCATGAATGTTGAAGGGGGTGCTGAATTAATCACACTGCCTGCACCTGATGCCACAATGAAAGGATATTCATACATTGTGAGTAATTATTCAAGTGGCTTACACACATTCACACAATCAATACGGACAAATAACACAGACACAACAACAACACAACCACCATACACCACATGGCAAATAACAGTTGTTGAATACACAACTGGTGTGTTCCAATGGTGTTTACTATCAAGCTCAATACTGTAAAATGATATCAGAAAATTTAGAATGCACCCAAGCAGGTGATGTGATACTTTTTGAGTCAACGCCAATATGGGGTTTTGACAGAGATTTTGTCACATTTTCAGACAGCATCACTGGCCAATTAGCGGAACGATATTTCAACAAGCAATTCAGGTACAGCTTTGATGGTGGGATTGTGTATATGGATTGGATGGATTTGAGTGATGTCAATCTTTCACAAATAAATGTTGAGTGGAACAAGATAAATGGTGGTGCAGTAACGCAAGCAAGAGATGAAAGAAGTGATTTGAAAATGCAATTCAAATACACAAGGGCTGGAGAAACAGTTGGTGGCAATTTAAAGTTAAACAGCTTAACAATAAATGGTACTGCTGTTGCAAGAGATTTTGAATTCAAGGCTGTTTCAAACACCATATTCGCTGACATAATCAACAACAATATTGATGTTTTCAACATGACGTTGAACATTGTTGAGAAAATGTATGAGCAGGGCATCATTCCTGAGTATTTGGACAGGAAAAAAGATGAAAAAACCACACTTGTTGAGGATAAAGACTACATTGACTTTTGGAAGACAATTGCTGAGTTTTATGTGGTTATATTCACATATGTTTTACGGTTCACAAAAATATATTGGACAAGGGAATTGCTTTGTGAATATCTTGCACAAAAAGGTATCATATTTTGCAAATGCGCTGATATCATTGAAATGCAGCAAATTGCTCAAAATTTCTATGATGAAATAAGACAGCGTGGAACAACTGAAATATTCTATCCAAAAAATCATGAATACCCAGCAGGTAACAGATTTGCTTACACTGCTCCATCACCATTCTATTTGATGCCATCATCACCGATAATGATTGATGGGATAAAATACACAGAGTTTGATGAATTGCCATATGGTTGGTTAATGATAAGTGATGACAGTGCACCACTTTACCAGCTTATATCACCAGATACAAATTATCACCAAGTGTTGTTCTGCGACATTTTAACTGGTCAAATTTCAATCCAGCCGTCAAGTAAGGTACTTTTACAGCCAACTGAATATAGTTCAATTTTCAAGGCTTATAATGGCGAATATCTGCGCTTAATATGCTACAACGATAATTGCGATGAGTTCATATTCAATCAGGTAAACATAAAGGATTTTGGATGGAATGTTGGAAATTCATCACCACTTTACAGGGGATTGGATGACCAATATGGAAGTATTGTGAAGGCATATGAGAAAGTCAAGGATTTCACAATCATTGGAAAATACCCGTGGTTTGGAATTTATGACATAGTCATTGACACTGACCCATTGTGCACTCCACCAATAATCATAAGATGGAGTGTGACAGATGGTTGTAGTGTTCCAATTATAATCACATCATCAATAACATAAACACAACAGTTATTAACAAACAAAATAGAAAGTAAATGCCCACATTACACATAGAATTCAATCCAACAGGTGGAACAAATTTCACTGTAAAATACAAAAGGTCAGGCACACTTGACCCATGGACTGAGCAAGGTGGTTTCACTGGCAGTCCAATTGATATAACAGTGCCTTATTCAACACCTTATGATTTTTGCATAAAAAAACTTTGTGGAATTGACCATAATGGTGGACAAACAGAAAGTTGGGAAGTGTGCAACACAGCTGCCCCAGCATCAGAATGTTTAACGCCTGTGTTTAATTACATATCAAGGTCAGGTGCTGATTTCACATTTTCATATGTGTTGCAACCAAACCAACCACTGTTTCAATTGCAAGTAATTGACCCGAATGGTAATGTGATTGGATACCAAACATTTGATGCTGCGACTACACCAAGCCCATTTGTGTACACAGTTCCAAGCATTATATCAGGAACGTATCAATTCAGAATAAGAGCAATTTGTGGAAGGGTCAAATTGGCTTCACCAATGAGTAATTGGACAGCTTATGAAGATGTAGTTGTTGGCGTATCATTATGTACACCACCATCAGACATTGTTGAACAATTGTGTCAAATAGCTGCAATAACAAATCCATCTACACCAATGCTTGATGCAGTAACAGGCGTGCCATACAAACATGTGTTGTATTTAACAGGAACTGCGCCATTTGATTGCAATCTTGATGTTGGACCAGCATGGATGTCAGCAAATTATGTATTAGATTTGGGTGGCAACGATACAATAGAATTAACGGGAACACCTACAACTGATGGAACATTTGATGTTGGAGTTCAAGTGAAAAATTGCGGCAATGATTATGCTCATGGTGTGAGATTTGATTCATCATTGAATGTGGCTGTTGGTGTTCTGGTGCAGGATTTTGAAATGAACAACAATTACTCTGACCCAGTTACATATAACTTGTTTGTGAACACAATAGATGTAAGTGGTGAAAGAACACAAGGTGTTGTAAGCACCATAAACATAGCTGCATCTGGTGCGTTGATAAACAATGCAAGTTCAGAAGTTATTGTTCAATTCAACATAGGTATGCCAACATTCCCAGCATCTTCAAATCTTGTGTACACTGGAGGAACAGTTGCTGGTGTTTGGGATGCTCCATCAAGAACATTCACATACAGTGGAATTGACACAACAATTGCACAACCACTTGTTATTAATTTTACATCATAATATAACATAAAATGCCAACAGTAACAAAGACATTCAATATACCAACACCAATCATTTTGCCAATAAACTATGCAAATGAGTGGTTTAAATTAAGACACAGGAAGACATACCCTACAGCATCTGCATGGATTGATGATGGTAATGTTGTCAACCTGTTCAGTCTTGTTTTGGACACAGAAAGCATATATGAAATTGAAGCATCCCACCGTTGTTTAGATGCTTCTGTGAGTAACCCCAAGACAATAACGTTTTCAACAATAACAAACGCCACACCAATTTATGTTCAAAAAGTTGAGACATTAATTGATGATATCTGCGCAGTCACAGCAGGATTGTGTAGAAATTGCACAACGACATACAACATAAAAATGTATTTCTTTGAAGACCTTGCTTGTACATTGCCATTGGATGTTACTGGCAGAGGTTTGAAAATAAAAACACAGCTTACAATCAACAGCGCAGCGCAGCCAGAGGTTCAATCACCTGAATGTACAGGCTTGTTCTATGACATGGGCAACTTGATAAAGTATGAAGAAACATGTTCATTGGGCTTATCAAATGTGATACAGAAAGAACTGTATTTGTTGAATGGCATTGGTGAAATTGTGCCATATATTGCTGTTGGAACACCAGCAGGAATAAATGGAAGGATAAATGTGTCAAGTGGTGCATTGCCTGTGACTATTGCTGGTCAAAATTCATCTGGTACAATAACTGCCATAAACGGTTCACTTGTAACTGTTAAGGTTTTATGTACAGGAATGGATGCAGGGGCATATGCTGTTGGTGCAATAAATGGAGTTGCATTTTATGCAACCAATGCTGCCCCATACACACAATCAGTGATAATGCCGATATCAGGCTCAATAAATTGGAACATACACCTTGTGACAACACAAATCGGTGAACAAGCAACATTACAATTGATATAAACATGCCACAAACAACGCCCACGATATTCAATGATGAGTTGAAGAAAGTTGTAGAACTTCACAATGACCAAGGATTTGGATTGGAAGATGATGCACATCTCAATGCAAAGAAAAAATTTGCCATAAAGGTAAGCGACAAAATTGCATACCAAATCACCTTTTGGTTTAAACAAAAGACTGTGGATGCTTGTATGGAATTAAGTGTGAGAGGTTTCAACTGTGATTTTGAAAAAGAAATATTTTTGGTTGATGTTGCAACTGGCTTGCAGACAAAGTATATGGTCAGCCCAACAACCAGAGTCATAAGCACAACTGAAAAATATCACTTTGCAAGGTTCATCATATATCCTGCTGACTTTCAGGTTCAAGTTGGACAGCCGAAAACATCATTGGCCAGTGGTACTAATTTGATAATGGGTGAGGGAACAAGCAAGATATTTATCAACCTTGTTTGCAGAAATGTGATAAATAACACAGTAAGGTCATTGAAAATATGGAATTTCAAAGTGCGCCCAGCAAGCACCCCATTCAGTACTGGCTTCATACAAACCACAAATTTATTGGAAATATGGAGGCAAAATAACAGGAAGCAATTGACAGATGAGCAAATTGACAATATTGCTCAAAACTATCTTTTGCCCTATAATTCAATTCAAGCAGTTATTAATTTGTAAAATAAAACAAGACATGAGTAATTTGAAAATTGTATCTGATTTGTTTCTTGAAAATGCTGAACTGAACAGGTTCAAAAATTTTTTGGCGACAGAAGGATTTGAAGCGGATTTTTTAAACAATGCTGAATCATTTGGCGTTGTTCGCAATGCTTATTTTGACCCAAGCAACAAATACTTGCGTTTTGACCAAGGTAATACACTGGGTGTAGGATTGCTCAACGCAGGGTATGCTTATGACAAAAATCACAAGCGTATTGCCTTATTGGACAATGTAAACATTGAAGTGCCTAATGATGGACAATGGTATTGGTTGAAGATAAAACACAAATACAAAACAACTGAGATTGGCACAGTAAGTATTGGTGGAGTCAACAGAGGTTTGTTGACAGGCATTGGCACCAAATTCACAGAAGTATTACGTGGACAGCCAAACTTTCCATCAAAAATAAGATTTGACAACAGCGTAAATTATCAGCTTGAATATGAAATTTTGCAAGTTATTGATGATGAAAATGCATTAGTTCAAGGTGTTTTTGACACATTGGAAGGTGATTTGAGCTACATAGTAATTGGAACTTTCACACCTGACTATTATCCACCTGTGCAGGATAAAGAGCCATTTCAATATGACAGCATTGAATATGCATTATTAGCAGAGGGTTTGCAAGGTCAACAACCTGCTTACATTGATGGTGAGGAATTTCTGATTGCCAGAGTGAGGAATGTCAACAACAATCTTGACATACAAGACAACAGGTACAACTTCCAATTCAAAACACGCAATGAGAAGATGGCTGAAACGATTGAACGCAGCCCAAATCCATTAATTGCAATTGAATCAATCAAGACATTCAATTTCAATGGCAGGGATTTTTACTCAGTGAATTTTGATTGGAAATTCAACATATTGGCTCAAAACCCCAACACTGCCACCAATTCCTTGTCAATAACAAACGGCAAGGGTGGTAAATTCAAATCAAACAGTGACTTCACGTCAGGTGATTTCAATGGATGGCGTTTGTACTATGAAAATGGTGATTACAGCAACATTCTTGATTCATACAAAAACACTGACAGTTCCATATATTTGCAGCTTGATGTTTTGAAAAGTGAATCAGCAGGGCTGTGCGTTTGTCCAAATGCTGATTCTATTGGTGTTGTGTTTAATTTTGAGAATTCACCAAACAATGCATACATGCGTGAATTCAAGGAATATCCAATTAACCAAATGAAGCCCACTGTCATATTTGATGCAAATTACATCAGTAAAATCAATCAATATGTTGATGTAAAATACTTCTACAAGTTGGGCAAGCAGAGCAGTTCAACCATGGAGTTCAATGAGAACACATATCTGATTGAGAAGGCATTCAACAGGGAAGGTAATTTGGTTGATGACACAAAAACACTCACATCACCTGACCTTTATTTCAATGGTGGCGTTGACTATGGATACATGGATGGATGGCGTGTGTTTTATCCAAATGAATACAAATTGTTGTACGGTACATCATTTGCATCACTTGACCCCATTCATGTTAACAGTAATTTGAAATACAAGCTGTTTGGTGGAAACACTGTGAGAATTTCTGGCAGAATCAGCTTTGTGTTGGGAACTGACCAAAGTATCAATTCAGGCTTAGCACCCAATGGTATTATGTTCAAAACACCTTTCACATGGTTGGATGACAGTGCTGTGAATAATGCCTGCAGAAGTTGGATAAACAGCGTGACGTTCAAAGTAGCAAACAACAGACAGTACAGCACAATCAGGTCAGAAATTTACTACAACAATCAATACAGCAGTCCAGTGGAAGATGGTACACCAAGCGACAACATTGCTTGCAGGTACATAAAAAATGGAAATGGTATGTTGACTGATATTGCATCTGTGCCGCCATTCAACACATACACAAATCCGTTGCCAACAGCCACACCGATTATCATGGACATTGATATACTCACATACTTCAGTGCTTTTGATGAAGCGTATGTGAATGGCGTAAATGGTGATGATAACATAATTGAACAAGGAACAAACGGAACACCAACGATTGTTAATTACACAATACAACAAACAGCAGCTGCAAGTTTGGTTTCAATGATTGTTACTGTTAACAGAAGCAGTGTTGAGCAAAACTACAAAGTGCGTGTGGACTTTACATGTAATTACAGAATCAGAAGGATAAGGCACTTTTTGTTTTGGACTTCAACAACATATGAACCAAGAACATCATCAGGCAGCTTGACAATGAATGTTTTGGAATTAACAAAACAAACACAAGTTCCAACAGAGGGAATTTGGGATACACAATCAGCAGTTATAACAGGTGTAACATTGTTACCATAAAATACACAAAAATGCAATTACTATACACAGGTGCTGAAACACCAAATGCTCAACAAACCAACCCAAATTTATCTTTGGGTGGTTATGTTAGTGCAACAGTAGTCAACCTAACCAGAGCAAATGCGCTGTTTGGTGATATAAGCTATTTATCAAAGTACAACAAAACACCAATAACACGTGGTTTTGTGTTGAAGAATGATTCAACAGATAATGCAACAGGCGTGCTTGTTGGCTATGAATATACACCAAACAATGGATACAAATTGGAAGTTGCCTTTGCAACCTTAGCGCAGCCAGACCAAATGGAACAGATAATGAGTCAGGGTGATACACCATATTATGCTGAGTTTTCTGAAGCTAATTTAAGCACAGTCAATCCAATATTCGATAACAGCGTGAATGTTGGAACAATTGCAGCAGGTGCATCTTTAGGTATGTGGTTGAGGTTAACACCCAATGCAGGCACAAAATCTTGTGAAACATTGTTGGCAGAACAAACAACACCACCATCATCAGCCAATGTTGTGTTAAAAGTCACATTCACCCCAGTTGCACCTACACCTTAGTCAGTTAAAGGTGATAAAAAATCACCGCAGAAGCATTTTAATTGCTGATTTTTGCCGTATCTTAGATGAGTTGATAAAATATCCACCCACCTATGAAGAAAGCTAAAATCAGCAATATTTTTTTTTACCGCAAGCCGTGTGTCATGAAAAATCCTGTCCTGTCTGTCCTTATATAAAAGCAAAGTTATAACATTTTGAACCCCAGAAGGGTGTAATGTAATAAAATGATAACATTTGACAAAATAGGATTTGAAATCAAATATACCACAGACAGCATGAGGGAAAGCAAAGCTGTGGAAACATCATTGAGTTACTTCAATCCCAATTCATCATTTAGCAGAAGTCAATATTGGGATGGTTTTGTGAGGTATTACAATAAAAGACACAAAACATTCAATTTCGGGCATTTATCAACTGTTATAAACTTTCTCATCAAAAAAGATTTTGATTTTCAGATTAATGGCGTTGATGTTGATATATTCAAACCAACAGTGCCTTACACCAAAGGATTACACATACATCAGTTGGCAGCACTGCACGCATTTTTCCAAACCAAACATGGCATCATAAAAGTACCCACACGTGGTGGCAAAACATTCATAGCATCAGAGGCAATAAGATTGATAACAATTGCAAGAAAGGAATACCCAGTGTTGTTTGTAGTGGATAGCGAATTGCTATTCAACCAAGCAATCAATGATATAAGTGGATTTTTGAAAATCAATCCTGAAAGCATTGGACAAATCAAAGAGGACACATTTGACATAAAACAAATCACAGTGGCGATGATTCAAACACTGACATCAATCACCAATGGCATCAAACGATTAAAAGCAAGCACAAAAGTCAAAGAGCCCAAGCCTGATGCAAAAAGAACAAAAAAGATACTGACAGTTGATGAAATCAAAGCAAAGCGCAAAGAAAAGCGTGGTAAAATCAATGATTTGAATGATTATTTGAAGAGTGTGAAGTTTCTGATTGTGGATGAGTGTCATGAATATTCCAGCCCTGACAGGATTGAGTTGGTGAAAAAGGTTGATGAGGCTGAATTTTATATGTTCTTGTCAGCATCACCGTTCAAGAGTGAGAATATGTTTGCCAACCTATCAAACAAAGGAATATGTGGCGACATATTGTATGAGATACCTGAACAACTGTTGAAAGAACGTGGAATATTGGCCAAGGACAAGATATTACTCATTGAAATCAACCATAACGACAATCCCAACATAAATTTCAATCAACTACAAGGGTACAGGGATTTTTTGGACAAAGTTATTGTGTCCAATCAACAACGCAATCAAATAGTGATAAATGTGTGCGAAACATGCAGAAAGTTGGAGTTGAAGACACTGGGATTGTTTATGTTCAAAAAACATGGATACAACATCAGTAAAATCACTGGTGACCCATTCATTACAGGCGTGAATGATTTGGATGAGAGGGAATTTGTGAAGAAACAGTTTTTGGATAACAAAGGTGGGGTGCTTCTGGCCAGTGATATATTCAAAAAAGGCATCACCCTACCTGACGTTGAAGTCATGGTAAACATTGGAGGGGGCAAGGAACAATCAGGCATCACCCAAAAGAAAGGGCGTGTTTTAGGTACAACCGATATCAAGAAAAAAGCATTGATTGTTGATTTCATTGATGATTGTGAGTATTTTGGTGAGCATAGCTTGAAACGCATTGAAGTATATGAAGAAAGTGTTGGGATTGACAACATAGTTATTCTGAACAGTGATGATGAGGATTTTTACCCACAAATGCGGGAATTTATAAAACAATGGTTTCAAAGTGAATAAGCAACAAATATGCAAGGCAACGATTGAACTGTACACTGAATTCTTCAGACAAGTCACTCTGAACAAAAATTACACATTCATTCGATTTGGGCGTGACATAATACAGATTGGTAGATTTGCTGATTGGATGCTTACTCAATACAAGCCTGAGCAAATCGGTATCACATTCATGATTGATTTCTTCAAATTCCAGTTCAGCAGATATGCTGGTGTCAAAACAGCATATGGCAGGAATGCTATAATGATACATTGGCTTATTGGCAAGAAAGCACAACAGGCTTGGCTTGACCAAAAGCACAGCAAGAAATGGTTGGTGAAGTTCAAATTGAAGAAAGAAATTGAGTTGCGATTGATAGATGCCTTCAAAGAACAAATCAAAGATGAAAAGACAATAAAAGCTATCAAGCGACACAAGAGATTACACCTACATGAAGAAGTTGAAAAACGCAGGTTTTACAACACTGAAAAAGGATTTTTATATTGTCATGGCACCACAACGTTATACAATAGCAAGAGTGAGTTATGCGCTGGATGTAAATTTCAGGAACAATGCATAGCAACACTCAAATTTCAATTTCCAAAACTGCATAAAATACGCATAAAAAATGACTGATAAATTAACAGCAGAGTTTGTAACAGAGTTGTTGTATTGTTCAATACAGAACAGAGATGCACTGGAGATATGCTTGGCACACATAAAGGAAAATTACTTGCCACTGGATGAACAAAAAGAAGTGTTCAGGGAATTGCAAAAGCAAAAGAATTTGGGATACAAGAAAATTTCTTTTGGTACATTGATGCAAGAATTCAGGAAGAATGAATTGGTGTTTGATTATCTCAGATTGTTGAAGGAAATGGATGTTGAGACAGATATGGTGTTGAGTAAGTATGAATCATTCCTCAAACAATCAAAGTTCATTGAGTTATATGACCAATGCTATGACATATACAACAAAGGCAAAAAATCAGAAGCATACCAACACTTGATTACAGGCGCAGATGAACTATCAAAATTCAACCTATCTGTTGACCGATTGACTACTGTGTTGGGTGAATTTCATAGCCGAAATGCAGAACGTATCATTAAGAATTCAAATGCTGAAACAGGCAAAATACCATTTGGTATTGATGAATTGGATGACATTACCAATGGTGGACCAGAAGCAGGTGATTTGGTAATGGGCATGGGTGACGCCAAATCAGGTAAATCAATATTTTTGATACATTGTGGAGTTAATGCAATGAGGCGTGGACATGGTGTATTACATGTTCAAGGTGAGGGAACAAAAGAGCAATTGATGCGCAGGTATGACTCTGCTTGGTCAGGCAGCACCTATTATGAAATCAAGGATGGTAATGTGAGTGATGATAAGTTTAAAGTGTACAAAAAAATTGTTGATAATTTGGGCAGGACAGATATTCACGTGCTTTGTAGTGAGAAATATTCCAGCCTGAACATGGTTGAAATCAGAAGGGTTTTGATTGACCTTAAAAAACAACATGAAATCAAGGCTGTGGTGATAGATTATGCTGATTTAATTGACCCAGATAGTCAAGTGTACAAAGTATCTGATGAACGTTTCAGGCAACAGAGAACAGTCAGGGCAATGAAGGATTTGGCTGTTGAACAATCTGTCATTGTCTATACAGCCACACAAGCAAGTAGCATTGCAAAGGAATTGTTGGATGACCCAACCTTTGTTATCAATCACGAACATTTGGCAGAAGACAAAGGAAAAGTCAGACCTGTTGATATGTTGTTCAGCTTCAACCGCACCGCAGATGAACGCAAATCAAAAATAGCAAGGATATTTGTTGATGTGTTAAGAGAACATGACAGTGGGCAAATCGTAACAATTGCTCAATCTCTGGGCAGAACAAGATTTTATGACCGCAAACGCACTCTGGAATTGGATTTGGGTGACATGAATGATTAATGACAACACTAACTGAAAAACAACTGAAGGAATTGCTGGTCAGTCCACGCAATGCGCCACACAATCACTTTGTGGCAACTTGCCCATTTTGTGACAAGCCAAATCATTTCTACATCAACAAAGGAGTCAGCCGCAAAGGTGTGATACACGGATATGATTGCAAGAAATGCGGTGTGGCAGGAAGTGTGTTCACATTTCTGGCCAAGCTGAACATGCTTTATCTGTTGGAAGGTAGGCAGGTTGTTCATGACAAATTGACCAAATTAGAGTTTGAAGAAAATGTTGAAACGGACACGGTGGATATTCTTGTGCCAGACAAAAGATTGCCCATAGGTGCCAAGCCTATTGCCTCAGGGAGTGATTTTTATACCTACCTACAAAGCCGCAAATTTCAGGAAATTGATTTTGAGTATTACCAACCCCATTCAACCAAAATCATATCAAAGTTTGAAGATTATGTAATCATCCCAGTGTTACAAGATTATTCCATCAAAGGCTATGTCACCCGATATGCCATTCAGAAGGGTGATGACAGATACAACCCAGATGCAATAAGATACCTCAATGCCAAAAATGTTAATTTTGGTTGTTTGTTGGCAGGAATTGATGAAGTCAACCAAAACACCAACACAGCAATATTGGTTGAAGGATTTTTTGACAAAATATCAGTTACTACAGAGTTGGGATTGCATTACATTGATGAATTGAAGTGTCTTTGTACATTTGGTAAGAAAATATCAGCTGAACAAATCAAACTCATAAGGAAAACAAACATCACAACATTGATATTGATGTATGATGAAAGAGATGCAGTCAATGATATGAAGAAAATCAGCCAATCACTCAAAAAATATTTCAATGTATTGGTTGCCAGCACTGGCAATGAAAAAGATGCTGGAGATTGCGACAAGTATGATTTTTACAGGATATTGGATGACTTGAAATCACCTGATGAGTTTTGGCTTGATAAAATTCAAAAAAAATCTTTCAAGTGAAAAATTTCTTTTCCATACGGTATGGCTTTTAGCATGTTAGATGAAAAAAAAGTGGAAAATAAATTTTGCCGTTCAAAAAACAATCGTATCTTTGTATTGTAATTCATTTAATCATTAAAAAATCACGCAAAATGAAAAAGTCAACAACAACCACAGCAACCCCAACATTAGCAGAATTAAACAAAATGTCTAATGCAGAACTTACCAAACTTTTAAAACAACGCTTTGATGGAAATTCTGGTGAAATCTTGAACGGTTTCAGAGAAATGAAATACAACGCAGCCCAAACCAAAGCAGGATTGATAAGGTATCTGGCACCAGATGAGCCTGTTGTAACAACAACCAAAACAACCGCAAAGCGCAATGCATTAATGGGTGGTATTGGTGCAATCCTTTCAGGAAAGGCAACAGCTGATTCAGTATTGGCTGATGTAAAGGCAGCAGGTGAAACCAAAGAAGCAACCCCAGCAGTATCAACACCCGTTGTAATCAACAAAAAAGAAGTAGTTGCCAGCAACATGACCGGCAAAGGACTTGCCCGCAAGATTGCAGCCGACAAAGCCAAGGCAGCTAAAAAACCAGCCAAGAAAGCAGCCGCACCAAAACCCGAAATTGTAAAAGTTACCATGCTGGAGCATGCCGTGCTGATGGGCTTGATTGGTTCATTGAATGGCGCAGAAGGTTCAGGATATTCAACCGTTGAACATACTGATTTAGCCAAAGTTTGCAAATTATCAGTGAAATCAATCAAGAATGTGGTTTCATCACTGGTTTCCAAGGGATTGGTGTTTGTGTATGAAATGAAAAATGTTGGCCAACCTGCAATGGATTTGATACACCTGTCTGAAAAAGCATTTTGCCTGCACCCTGATTTCAGCGCAGAAGCAACCCAGTGGATTGAATTGGAGATTGCTGACGCAAAAGGTAACACAACCATCAACATAGCCAAGGCTGTTGTGGTAGTTAGCACCCGCAAGGAGCAAAGCACCAAACCATACGGCAAGTTTGGTTTACACGGACACAACATTGATGTGAAAGGATTGAAGAAAGGTGACAGTGTGTCTTTTGATATCAAAAAGCAGACCGTGATTGGTGAATTCATCCACGTGCATGTAAACAACCATTCTCCAAACGGTTATGCAGTTATCAAATATGCCGGCAAAATCTATGAAAGAGTGATGGACAAGGTGAACAAAGTAATCACTGCACCAAAAGGATTGCCAGCACCAAAAGCAACACCAATTGTTGAAGATGTTGAAAGAAATGAATTTGGTGATGAGCTTGTAAGTGATGATTTGACCACAAAAGTGCGTACATTACCAGCAAAAGCACAAAAAGCTGTTAATACAGTAGCTAAGAAAGCAGCAGCCAAGAAATAATCAGGAAAACAAACAATGGCAGGGTATTACACCCTGCCATTTTACATCAAACAACATCAAATTTAACTTGCTAATGTCAAACAAAAATCACACTACAGCCATTGAGAGCCTGTATAGCAAATATGAATACATGGCAACTATTTATGCCGGCAAGATTTTTAACTTTGAAAGGTACGGATATGAAAAAGAAGACATTGTACAGGAATTTCGCATCAAGATTTACACATCAATAATCAGTTATGCAGAAAAGTGGGCAGAATACAAACGCACCAACCGTTACAAGCCTGTGCCAATCAAATTCTACATCAAATCAGCAATGGTCAACAAAGTGAAGGATTTTATCAAGCTATTCAATATGGAACAGGTAGAGAATGTTGACAAGGTATCCATTCAGACAGACGGATTTGACCACAGCCAGTTCAACACAATAGAAAGCAATTTGGACATCAATAATTGCGTGTGTGAGATTAATGGTGTGGACTTGTTTGCCGGATTGAGTGGGCGCAAAAAACAAGCATTTGCGTTGTTCTTAAAGGGGTTCACAATTGTTGAACTCAATGAGAGGTTCACAAAAATTGACGTCATGACAGTAGTTACAAGACAAATTGAATTCATCAAGACAAAGCGTGAACAATTATTGGACTACAAAAACACATATTTTTCAATGACCACAGCACCAGATACTGAAAGTCATTAAATCAACCCATTAAAATCAAAGTTAATTAACATCAAACAACACAAATTTAACAATTTAACAAACATTTAAAAATTACAACTATGCCAACAGCATTAAACAAAGCACAAATTGCCGCATTGCTTGCAATCGGTATTGCATCAAAAACTGAAGAAGATGCACGCAAAAAATTAGTAGCATTCCTGAAAAAGAATGATGTGGATGGAGTGGATGATGATGAATTAAAATCACTCATTGAAATGGCTGAAGTGTTTTATGAAAGTTCTGATGATGCCGGTGCAACTGAAGAAGATGAAACTGAAGCAGAAGATGAATTGGATGAAGAGCCACCAGTTGTTGCTAAAAAACCAACACCAGCCGGCAAGGGCAAAGCACCTGTGAAATCAGATGAAGATGAACTTGAAGAAGTTATTGAAGAAGTGAAATCAAAAGGAATCAATGTGAAAAAAGGAGCAGCACCAGCAGCCAAGCCAGCAGCCAAACCAGCCGCAACCGTTGTTGGTCGCAAGACTGAATTGACTGGTGATAAGTGGGATGGCAGGAATGATAAAAAGCATGATGCCATGATTAAGCCATTCAGGCAGATGTTCAGTGAAAAGGAATTTCAAATTGACCTGTTAAAGCAAGGTTTCACTGTAAGGGTGCTTGGTACAAACGCCAAAACAACCGTGCTGAATTTTGATGAAATCAGGATTGATAATGGAACACTGGTGGGCAACTTTTATTTCAACAGGTTCAAATCCGTTGAAGACCTGAATGCATTCCTGCCTGAGCAATATCAGGAAGGTGGTGAGAATGAAAAAGTGTCCGGCATGTTCCGTGGTGAGAGTCACCCGTGTGTGCGCAAAGTTTCAGCTGATGAATTGATTGACATATTGGAAAATTCAGACCTGCTGACTGAAGCATTAAAACGTGCAAGCAGCACTGATACTAAAATGGGTGCCAACCGTGAAAAATTGGAAAACAGCATAAAAGGAAGCACCACCGCAGCAGCACCAAAAGCACCGGCAGCCAAAAAACCAACACCTGCACCAGTTGAAGAAGTTGAAGAAGTTGATGAGATTGAAGAACTTGAAGAATTGGATGAGGTTGAGGAATTGGATGAGGCTGATGAATTTGCCGGTATGGACAGGACAGCATTGAAGCAATGGATTGCTAAAAATGCAGCTGACCAAATCAAAGTTTTCAAAACCGATGATGATGAAGCCATCCGTGAGAAAATCAGAGCAATTGTGGAGTGATAAAATGTAAGCAAGTTTTCAAGGGGGTTATAATGAGAAAAGCTGCGCAAGTAATTGCGTGGCTTTTTTATGTCAACGTTACTACAATAAATAAACACATAAGCTAATGACTAATTTACACAATGCATTTTCATTATCAATCAGTGCTGAGCACAACAGCATGGTTTCAAACAACTTCAATCAAGGGTATTATGAATTGCACAAATACCTTGTTAACAGCGGTGAACGTGAGCCAAGCAGATACGGTGACACAATAGAGTTGTTAAATTTCAAGACCGCAGTGCTCAACCCATACCAGCGTTGTGTTGGTGGCTACAACAGAAATATCAACATATTTTTCCTGTTAGCAGAGGCACTTTGGATTTGGGCAGGAAGGCGTGATGTCAAATTCCTACAGATATTCAATTCAAACATGGGTGAATTCAGTGATGATGGCGTACACTTTCACGCACCATATGGATGGCGGTTGAGGAATTATGGAGTTGATAGCATGACCGCATTCAATGACAGCAACAAGCATTCCATGATTGGACTTGACCAAATCAGCTATGCAATATCAATGTTGGAGAAAAACAGCCAAGACCGCAGGGTGGTTTTGGGTATATGGAATGCAGAGTTGGATTTGAACAAGCAGAGCAAGGATTTGCCGTGCAATGATTTGTTGATGTTAAAAGTGCGCAATGGTAAGTTACATTCAACCATAGCCAACCGCAGCAACGATTTGGATTGGGGATTGGCTACAAACATATTTCAATTCAGCTTCATCACCGAAATCATTGCCAACACACTGGGTGTTAAATTAGGAACACAAACACACAATTCACAATCACTTCATCTGTACACCAACAATCCGTTAACAGATGAGATTGAAATAAACAGGAATGCAAATATTGGTTCACCATTGTTGTATGATAATGCGGATGCAACACCAATGGATTTCAACTTTGAAGAAACAATACACCCAGACACAACCGCATTTGAAAAACTGAAGGCTGTAGATTGGTGGGTGAATAGCATGATATCAAAACTGCTATTGGTTGTTGATGGGAATATGGAAGACACTGAATTGGATAGCTTCAAGGCAAATTTGCAAAACTTCTCAAATTACTTTCACATGATATTTTGTCTGTTGGAAATATATATCAGATACAAGAACAAACAATTAACACGTGTTGGGGCATTTTCAGACATTCTTCAATTCCCATCAGATTTGCACAAAGATAGTGATAACATTGTGTTAGCACTTAACTTCTTTGCAAAGAGGATGATTGTTCAAGAAGATGTTGATGTTGTCAATCAAGCGAAAAATATCAGGTCATCATTAAACCACATTGGTGGGTATTAATTATGGAACATTTAACAAGATTTTTAAAATGGTGTGAGCAAAATTTTATCGAAATTCAGAGTGAGGATAAAAATCAATTCTTAGTGCCTAAATTTGGCAAAATTTTGCTGATTGCACCCAAGGATGATTATATTGTTGACAAAGACTGTTGTCTCAATTTAGACACCTCAGAATTGCTTATAATTGATTCACAAATTTCTATCAAGGATGAGCATGCCATTAAATTCCTTGTATTTGAGTTTGGACACAGATTTTACTACAACAAGATTATTGCATACAAAGATGAATTCAATGACATAAAGTACCAAGCTGACTTTAATGATTTCAAGCTGATTGGTGTTTGCACTGACCCATTCATTGAACAACCATTTGTACATTTAGGAATACACACAGAATATGAACTACTCAACGGCAGTCATCACTCATCAGATTGGTTGAGGAAAACAAAATTTCTTGAACAGAAAGCATCAGGCATATGTGACCTTAACACATTAGCAGGAACACTTGCGCACCAAATGGCTTGTGGAAAGGATAAGATAAAATCAATATTGGGGATGACAGCAAGCATTGCATACAATTACAATCCTGCTGTCGCAATCCAATCATTGTATGAATTGAAGCTATATGCCAAAGACTTCACAGGTTGGCAGAATTTACTACAAATCAACAAGGCAATAAATGTTGACTACAATGGCTTCATTCCTGAAGAAGTATTGCTCAAACACGGCAAGGGAATCATTGCTGTCATAAGCAGAGAAAGTTATTTCAACAAGAACATCAATGATGAAGATTTTTGCATTAGAATGCTTACATTTTATATTGATTGTTTTGATGATTTGTATTACCAGATTGACAGCGTTGAGTTTTATGATGACAATGATGACATCAAATACTTATCTTGTGTCAAGACCTATCTCAACAAATACAGGGAATTTATCAAGCCAGTGCTCATCAATGACAGCTATTACATTGAACAAGAGATGTTTCAATTGAAGGAATATCTCAACAAAGTTGCTGGAAAGGCTGTCAGCTACAGCGAAAATCAACACTACAAGACATTGAGTGAATCATTCTATCAACTGTATCAATTATTCCCAGACAAGCCATATTTTTTCACACTTTTTGATGAAATGGTGGCGAATACAGTTGTTATATCGGAGCAATGTAATTTTGAGATTGAGACAGGTAAGCACAAGCTACCAAGATATGAATTTTCAGGAACACAAACCAATGAGGAATTATTTTTTGACTTGATAGAGGCAGGAATTGCAAAGAAGTTAGCAACCAAAGAGAACATTGATGAATACATGGAAAGAGTGGGGATTGAGTGTGAAGTTATTGTTGGAGCAGGTTTTGTTGATTACTTCTTGATATTGTGGGATATTGTAAGTTGGGCAAAGCAATCAGGGATATATGTTGGAACTGGTCGTGGTAGTGTTGGAGGTTCATTGATAGCCTATCTATTGGACATTATAACAGTTGACCCTGTACAGAATGACCTTTTGTTTGAAAGGTTTTTGAACGCAGCAAGGGTGAGTGGTGAAAGAGCCAAGGCAGCAGATAGTATGCCAGACGTGGATTTGGACTTTGAATCAGCACGCAGAGATGATGTAAAACAATACATTTCAAAACGGTTTGGAGAATTTCACACTTGCTCAATCGGCAGCTACACCAGACTAAAATTGAAAGCAGGCATCAAAGACTTTGGCAGAATCAGAGGGTTGACATTCAAACAAGCAAACATCATATCCAGTTACATTGACAATCAGTTGGAATACACATGGCAGGATTTTATATTGTATGCAACAGAAAAGCCTGAACTGACGCAATTCATGCAAGAGCATCCCAATGTAGCCATGCTTATGAAATATGCTTTGGGACAATGTCGCAGTGCATCTATACACGCAAGTGCTGTGATTATTGTGCCAAAAAAGGATGTAGATGGTAATGATGTAAACATATTCAATTGGTTGCCAATCAGGAAAATTGATGGCAGATTAGTGAGTGAGTGGGAAGGTAAATACACAGACAGGGCAGGATTTTTGAAGGAAGACATTTTGGCACTTACACAGTTGGATAAGTTCAAAAACATTGTAAAGTTAATCAGAAATAATACACGCAGCGACAAATCACCCAATGGCAAGAAATTGGTGTTGGAAAAGATACCACTGACTGATGAGAACACGTACAAGCTATTTCACAAGGGATTCAATGAAGATGTTTTCCAAATGAACACATCAGGGTTCAAATCCTATTCAATCAAGGCAAAGCCTGATAATATTGAGGATTTGACGGCAATGTCTGCCCTATACAGACCTGGTCCAATGGAAAGCAACGCCCATACAGATTTTGCATTGATTAAGCACGGCAAAAAGAAAGTGAGATATGATTTTGGATTACAAGAAGTGACTCAAAACACATACGGCTTGTACATCTACCAAGAACAAATCATGAAGGCAGTGGTGGTTTTGGGTGGTTTTTCATTAGTTGAGGCAGATATATTGAGAACGCAAATCAAGAAATTTGACAGCGTTGGTATGGCGAAAGGTTCAGAGCAATTTATTGCAGGCGCAATCAAGAAAGGTTGTCCACCAGATGAAGCTCAATTAATATGGAATAAATTGGTTGCATTTAGTGGATATGGTTTTAATAAATCACACAGCTTTGCATATTCAGTGATGACCTATTGGTCACAGTATCTCAAAACCAACTACCCATTGGAGTTTTGGACAACATCACTGCAGTTTGCTGATGAGAAAGACATACACAAAGTTATTGGTGAATTGAACAGGCTAAAACAAGGAATAACAGTCAGACCACCAGATGTGAATTATTCACACTTTGCATTCACATGCAATACTGATACTGGCAATATCTACTGGTCATTGGGTAAGATAAAGAATGTGGGTGATGTTGCTGTAAAACACATCATTGAAGAAAGGAACAAGAATGGTGTATTCAAATCCTATGATGATTTCATCACACGTGTTCCCAAGGCAAAAGTGAACAAGCGTGTTGTGTACAATTTGATATTAGCAGGTGCTTTTGATGAATTAGAATCAATACACAAGCCAACAGAAAGGATGGAGTTGATAAAAACACACACAGCCAGATACGGTGAAGAATTGGATGAAGAATTTAATGACCCAACAGCTGAAAAATCATATTGGTGGATATTCAAGCAACGTGAGTTAACAGGGTTTGGTCATCTGGACTACAAGGCATACCTGAGCAATTTAGGCACAAAATCTGCAAAGAAATTAGCAATGCTGTACGTTGAAGCAGATAAGTTTTTTGATTGTGCAGATTACACTCAGGTTTGTATCTGCGGCAAAGTCACATATCTCAAAAGGCGCAAGAGCAAGAATGGTGAGTGGGTGATATTGAACATAATGTCAAATGATTACACCATATCCGTCAATGTTTGGAATGACTCACTTGAAGCCAACGATGAGTTTATTGCTGAGTGTGAGAACAAGGACATAACAACCATAGCCGTAACAGGCAAAGTCAGATTTGACAAGAGTTACAGTGGACAGAATGTATTACACACCTATGACAAAACAGTATTTTTAGCACTGTAATTACACTTTCAAAGTTAGTATAAAAAAACTATACACGTATGTTAAGCAACGCCATTGACGTAATCAAATCCAAAGAGTTCAATTCATTGGATTATATCAACCGATTCAACAATACAAGAGTTCATAATCATGAAACAGTCAGCCAACACACACATTGGGTTGTTCTGTTTGCCCATTTGATATTGGAGGGATTGGAAGATGCTGGGATGTTCAAAAATTTCAAACCTGAGTTGAAGTGGCAAGTGAAGTATGAGGTATTACAAGCCTGTATATTTCATGACTTTGATGAAAGCATCACTGGTGATATATTACACACCTTCAAACACAATGATTTTAATGGCGCAGATGTCAAAAAATCAATCACAAGCTACATCAATCACAAACTCAGCAAATTCGATGAAGGAACTGTCATATCAAACACATTGATAAAAAGCCTGAAACTGGCTGATGACAGTAAGTTAATCAAATTCATTGTGAAGATGGCTGATTGGCTTGCTTGTATAAAGTTTGAGTGGGCTGAGTTGCAGGTTGGCAATGTACACTTCCAACAGATTTTGACAAGGTCAGATATTGCATTGAATAAGCTGATTTGTGAATTCATCAGCTACCTTTACAGGGCGCAAATAATTCCATTGGGTGAGTTGTTCAATCCAATTGAAACATACTTGAATCAATACAAAGATATTAATGACAAATTAAACAAACAAAACAATGGCTGATTTAAATGCTGATTTGGAAGCAAAAAACCGTGATAAGTACGGTGAGAAGCAATTTGATGTAATTGCTGATTCATTCAGGGTTGGTAAAAAAGAGGGTGATGTATATTGTGGCTTCAATGCCATTAAGTACATCAAACGATATGTTGGCAAAAGCCACAAGAGCCAAAACCCTATTGATTTGGATAAGGCAATTGATTACCTAACCAGAATGAAAGAACAAATCCCAACTGACGCCAAGGCAGTGGAAATTGTTGAATAAAACACAAAACAATGAAAAGCACAACAATTCGATTATCAGACGGCAGCAACATCAAATTGACATTCAATGAATTGCCTGATGAGATATTAGCAGACAGGATTTTATTCACTGATTACAGCAATATAGCTGCTGAAATTGCCACTTTGCCTGTCTTGCTCAATAAGATAGGCATGATGCTTTCTGATTGTGAAAAAAGTGTCCGTATTGCTGAATTGAAACTGAAGCGTTGGAAAGCAAAGAAACGTGAAGAAACAAGAAAAGCAGAAATCAAAAGAAAGGGCAAATTCACAATTGATGTAGTTGATGACGCATACAGAGCCCATCCTGAATACGTCATACTGAATACCAGATGGATTGAAGCATTGCGTCAACGGGATGATGTCAACAGTCTGTTTTGGTCATTGAAGGGCAAAAGCAAAACATTGGAAAATCTGTCAGCGACAATATCCGTTGGTGATTTTGAATCAGGTTTGGTCAAATCATCAATGAAAACAATCAACTATGTTGACATTGGCCACAAACAACCACTCATAAGGTAAATCAACGTTAATCATACAACAACAACATTTATAAACAAAAAACAAACAAGTTATGTCAACGTCAATCAGAGACAAATTCAAAGCGACATCAACCAAAGAGTTGAAGTCAATTGTTGAAGATGAGGACAGTAAGATTGCAACAAAACGCAACACTGACACTTATTCCTTCAAAGATGGTATCAACAAGTTGAGGTTATTTCCAAAACATGAAGGTGAGCCATCATTTTATCACATCCTTTGCCAGCACTGGATAACCATTGAAAAAGATGATGGTGAAGCAGGAAGGCGCACTGTGCCAAATGGCAAAATCCATGGTGGACTTGAAAAAGACATCATTGATGAATACATCAAATTCTGCCGTGTGTTATTGGCTGATGGAGATGCTGAAAGTAGTGCTAAATTGAAAGCATTGACCAGTTATGAAAAAGGGTTGCAAATGCAAACTTCATGGATGGCATATGCCAACGCCATGGGTAAAGACACCAAAGAATTCACCCTGTTGGAATTCAAAAGAACAGTGCGTGATGCCTTAAATGATGAATCAATCATTGAAGATGAAGCAGAAGCAATTGAAACTGACCCATTCACTGACCCTGATGACGGCAAGCCTGTATTAATCACCTACAACAGCAAAGCCAAAAAGGCTGCTGATTACTACAAAGTGCAGGTGAGCAAAACCCCAGTGCCGCTGACAGATGAAGAATTGGAAAAATTTGCCAATGTGACGCCATTGTCACAACTTCCAATGTTCACTTATGACATGGAAAAATATGAATTGGCATTGGAAGGGCTGAGATATTTTGATGAAGAGCAGGAAATTGGCGCATTTGATACTGATGAATTTCAGGCAATCGTTGAAGAAGTGCGTGAAATGGTATCTGGTGGTGTATCTGAAAAACCTGCAGCAAAGAAAGCAACCGTTGCAACTTCTAAAACACCAGCCAAACCAGCAGCTGCTGCAGCTAAAAAACCTGCACCAAAGAAAGTTGTTGAAGAAGCAGAAGAGTTGGAAGAAGTGGATGAGGTTGATGAGGTTGAAGAAGTGGATGAAACACCAGAGGGTGATGAGTTTGATGCAATGGACAGGGGTGAATTGAAAGCATACATTGCCTCCAATGGTTTGGAAGTAAAAGTGTTCAAAGGACAGGAAGATGAAACCATACGTGAGAACATTCGTGCTGCACTGGCTGAATCACCTGCTGATGAGGTTGAAGAAGTTGAAGAAGTGAAGCCTGTTGTAAAAGCAAAAGCACCCGCACCTGCTGCTGGCAAAAAATCACTTGACCAAATCAAGGCTGAGTTAAGAGCCAAGTCAGGCAAATAAACCATATTATCAACAAATAAAGCACCCTGTACAGCCCAAAAAGCAGCAGGGTGCTTTCAAATTTATCTACAAAATGGCAGCAAAAGATTTTTTAAACAAAGTAATGGCCAAACTTGATTACAAAGGCGCACAAGGTGCTTTTACAAGTATGGATGAAAAAAATTATTGGACTGATGAAGAAAGATTGTGGGTACACACTGGCAGCCCTGAGTTGGATTTCAACATTGGCAGTTTTGGTTTTCCTGTTGGATTGACAGAGGTAAGTGGACCAAGCAAATCAGGCAAAACCACATTGGCATTGGCAGGTATGTTGAATTTTCAACGCAAACATCCTGATGGTATCTGTTTAATCTTATCCAGTGAGAACAGGGATAATGAGCAATACATGAATCAAATCGGTATTGACACAAGCCGTGTAAAAGTTATCACAAGCAAGTTTGTTGAGGAATTGTTTTGGAATTTGCAGATATTCATCAACAAAATTGAAGAAGTTTGGAATGATGAAAAGCTACAAGGCAAGCCGAAAATCTATGCTTTTTGGGACAGTATTGGTGGTACAAACAGCAGGTCAGAATTGGAAGCATTCAAGCTAAATGCCAAACTGTATGAAGAAGCAATAACAAAAGGCACTAAATTGGAGATAAAACATGCAAAACCCGGTGATTTCGCCAAAGCTGCCAAGGCTTGCGTGAAAGCTATTTTGGCTCAACTTTATGAAAAAGATATTGTATTTGTTGCCCTGAATCACTTGATTGATGATTTCGACACAGGTTCAACCAAATCTCCCGGTGGGACATGGGTTGAATTTTTCCCGACATTGAGATTGAAGTGCAAAAGAAAGGAATGGGTGTCATATGAGATTGATAAAAAGATGGAGCAAGTTGGTCAAATAACCACAGTCATGGTTGAGAAAAATGACTTTGGCGGCAGAAGGTCAACAGACATTGAAATACTGTTGGGATTTGGATTGGTATTAAACAGGGCTGATATTGACTATGCTTTATCAAAAGACATCATCAAAAAAGAGGGTGCAACTGTGTTGACATTTATGGGTGGTAAATTGCGTTGGAATTCAAAACGCACATTCTATGAACTATATGCCAGCCACAACAAATTACTGCAAATTTTACACAGTAAAATACTACAGGAACGTCACAAGGACATGATGGCAGATAAAGATGCTAAAACAGAATTTGAATAATATGGCACGTGACACATACGATAGAAGTGAAGATTGTACATCAACGCCAATTGCTGGAGTAATCACAGACACACACCTCAAGCCAGAGAATGTTGATTTGGTTGTAGATATATTCAAACAATTCATTGAGTTGTTGAATAGTCTGGGATTGAAGACAGCATTACATATCGGTGATTGGTTCACCAGTAGGTCAAGCCAATCACTGGTATGTTTGTTGGTGACCACAAGGATTTTGGATATGTTTGAGAAGGAAAAAATCATGCTACATATCATTGCAGGCAACCATGATAAAACAGACCTTACCAGTGAAGAAAGTTACCTGACCATTTTCAACAACAGAAAGTATGTGAGATTGTATGAGAGTGAAGATTTCATTGATGATGAGGAAAGTCAAATCAGGATGGGGTTTTTGCCGTATTTCAAAGAGGGTGTTGAATATCTACAAAGGCTGAGCAATCTCAATGAGAAAATGGGTGATTTTGCGATGAGTGCATTATTCACACACGTCAGCATAAATGGTGTAAGGAACAATGATGGGTCAGTGGTGGAAGGTGATGTTGAAGCTGACTTTTTCAACCAATATGACCTTGTATTTACAGGACATTACCACAACAGCAGCCAAGTAGGTGAGAACATACATTACATTGGCAGTGCTTACCAAGCAAACTTTGGCGAAGATGAAAACAAAGGATTCACAATATTATGTGATGATTTGTCATTTTATCATGTACAATCAAATTTCCCACATTACCACAAGTTTGTCATCCAAGCCAGTGATAAAAAGCAGACAACAAAGCTACTGCAAGAACATTTCAAAAGCCCAGACAATGTGAGGTTTGTGTTTGAAGGAACACAAGAGGAAATTGAAAAGATTGATGTTGGCGTGTTCGCAGCAGCAGGAATCAGTGTTCAGCGTGAGAATGTGTCTGATAAGGTTATGTTTGAAGAGGTGGAAGATGCACAGGTGATGAACTTTGACAAAAAGACCATACTCAAAAACTACATAGAATACACAAAAATTCAGGAATTCACCCCTGAAAAGCGCAAGCAAGGCATATCCATGGTTAATTCAATAAACTTCAGCTAATGTGGATACCAAAGTACATACGGTGTGTAAATTTATTCAGCCATACTGACACAACATTCGTTTTCATAGCAGGTAAGATGGTTATGCTATTGGGTGTAAATAAGGATGATAAAGGCAGCAATAGCAATGGCAGCGGCAAATCCACAATTATTGAAGCAGTGACGCTGGCAGTGACTGGTGATGTTTTCAGAGGTGTTGGAAAGGATGACTACATAAAATATGGTGAGCCATATGCAATAGTTGAGTTTGAATTGGAGAATCAACTGCTCAACAAGATAATGTACATCAAACGCAAGATATTTGCCAACACAAAGTCAGCTACATTGGAGTTGACAATCAATGGAGAAAAACCCAAAACTGTCCCAACAGCCACCAGTGGTGGAGTTGATGTGAAGATTGGCAACAAAGAGATATTCACACTGCTGGGTATAAGCAAAGATGATTTCCTCAATTACTATGTGATTGGACAAGGTAACAACAAATCATTCTTTACCAGCAATGACACAACGCAAAAAGAAATCATCAGCCGTTTCAGCAACTTCACACAAATTGATGCTCTGATTGGAGAATTGGAAGAAAAAGATGACTATCATGCAAAGCAAATGGAGCAGTTCAATAACAGAATTGCAACCTGCGATGAATTGATTGGTTTTATTGATGAGCAGATAGCAGACATACAGAACAACTTTAAACAAGAAAAATTAGACAAAGCCAATGAGATAAAGGCAGAGATTGCCAAACTGACCACAAATATCAACAACGGCAATCGCAAACTTGAAGAACAATCAGTCATAGTCACAGAAAAGCAATATGCACGTGATTCATTGAATTTGAAATTGAAAGATGTGACCAAAATTGAGCAAGAGATTGAACAAGTCAAGACTGACTTGCGAACATTGGAGCAGGAAATGCGTGATACAAACAAATACCTTAATCAATTGCACGGTGAAACGGGAAAGGTGATTGAGTGTCCTAAATGTTTGACTAAATTCATACCCAGTGCCACTTTAAGTGTTGACGATTTGCTTCAAACCATCACTGCAACTACTTTATTGGTTGAGAACCAAGGCACGCAAATTACTGCCTTAGAATTGCGAATAACAACACTCAAAAATTCACTGCTGGATAACAATGAGAAAAGAAGCAAAATCAGAACATTAAACAGTGAAATCAACAGCACCTTACATAACAGTGCAGAAGTTTTGACAAATCTGGATTTGTGGGAAGAGATGAAAGTGGAAGCAAATGACCGATTGAAGGCAGTGTTGAAAATGAAAGCAGATGACAGCCTGAAGTCATTGTGCGCAAAGAAAGAAGTAGAGTTGTCCAAAAAACAGGAATTCATTGACAAGCATCTTGAACACCTACAAGCCAGAGATGAAAATGCATTCCACTTGTTCCATTTTGGCAAAAAAGGTTTCAAAACATTTCTGGCCAACAAATCTATCAAGACCATACAGGACATATGTAACTTTTATCTGCAGAAGTTTGAGACAAATCTGCAAGTGTCAATATCAGGCTACAAAGTGTTATCATCAGGTGAAGTGCGTGACAAAATACAGATAAATGTCATGAAAGATGGCGTGAACAAGGGATTGTTCAACAAATACAGTGGTGGTGAAAAAAGCCGTGTTAACATATGTGGCATCATATCAATCAACCGATTAATCAACAACACCAGTCCAACAGGTGGGCTTGATTTGCTAATATTGGATGAAAATGTCAGTTATTTAGATGCAACTGGCCAAGAGGAAGTCATCAAAATCCTGTCCAAATCAAAGGTTACATCAATACTTGTTATGCATAATGTTGATACTTATCCTTACAAATACAAATTCACTGTAACCAAACAGGATGGTGAAAGTAAAATTACACAGTAACAAATTTGTATTTTTATTGAAATCAAAGTTACTGTCACTGTAACTGAAATAAATCAAATGAAAATATTGGCACTTGACCCAGCAGTGAAATTTGGATGGGCTATATCAACCACCCTATATGGCATGGAGAATTTCACACCAAAGAGTGGAGAAAGCAGTGGATTCAAGCTCATTAAGTTCAAGGCATTTCTGACAAAAATCCTCACAACTGAAAAGATTGAATTGGTTGTGTATGAAAGGGCAGGTGGAAGGTTCAAGAATGATATCATGAGCCACGCACAATGGGTTGCAATAATCGAAACAGTTTGTATTGAACAAAATGTACAATACAGAGCATATAGCAGTGGAGAAATCAAATTGTTTGCAACAGGTAAAGGCAATGCAAGCAAGGCAGATATGATAAAATCAGCCGTCAGAATGTATAAAAAGCCAATCAAAGATGACAATATTGCAGATGCGCTGCACTTATTGCACCTTGCTATAAAAGATTTGACATGATGGAACAAACATACATATTTCAAAAAATCAATCAAATTGATGACTCTGTCAACAATCAGGAAGATTTTGACCTGTGTGCATATGCTGGGTCAGATAAGCTATTGAATGCAGGGAGTTATGATGATTGTTTGTTTGCAACAACGGTTGACAATGAATATGTGAGTGAATTGTTCTATTTTTTGGAAGGGAACAGTGAAACCATACTACACCAAGACAATATGGTTTTACACAAATTAGACAATATAATGTTTGTGTTGATTGATAATCATGAGGAACAAGACATTGTGATATTGAAAAAGGATAAAACAACTGTTGAAAATTTCATATAATTATGGCGTACAATCTTTGGTGTAATAACCACTTGGATGAAAATTGCGAACACAGAACAAATTGCACAACTTGCAATTTAAAAGGCACTCTGGTCAGTGAAGTAGCAACTGTCATTTGTCCCATGAACAACAAAAAGTTGAAAGTAATGGGTGAAACTGTATCGGGTGGGCTTATGATGAGTAAAGAGCAACAAAGGGCAGCACTGTCAGCCAGAAGCAAAAAACATTTCCAAACAGATATAAAAGAGAATGCTGAACAAATGCACAAGGACATGATAAAAGCCTCAACCAAGACATGACAAACAAAAATCTGTATTTAATGCTGCTGAGAGATGCAAACAAAAACTACAGCAGCAAAAAGGTATCACAGTACATAATCAGATTAAAATATTGCAAGGATGAAGTAGGAAAACAGAGAATAAAATTGTTGTTGTTTATGGCACTTAGCAAATTGTTTGTTAAGGCAATCAACAACTTCTTCAGTCTGGTGGAATCATTCCCACCAGAAAAGGTCATCCACACCAATCAAGATATTTCTTGTGAATGTTACATAATAATGGACAGGTGTGTTGAGAATTTGAAGGTGGCAGAGGTCAAAAAGTTTTATTTTTACCTCAATACAAGCCTGAACAGAGGCATATATAGGTTGTTTGAACGCAATTACAAAAAACACTATGATGTAGTAAGCAACACAGCAGACAGCGAAGCATTGATGCTTAACAAGAAACACCACCACCATTTCGATATGTCAGAGATTGACTTGCGTGGTTTTACAGAGATTGAAATTGACATCATCAACTTCAAAGTATCTGGTGAGAAATTGAAGGTGTTTTTGAAGAGCAAGAAGATGACGGATTTGGAATTCAGTGAAGCATTTGAACAAATAAAAATCAAATTGATAAAATTATACAACTATGAGCCAACAAATCACCAAGCAAATATTTGACCAAATCAGAGCATTGTGCGAAATGGGTGTATCAATCGCAAAGGTTGAAGATGAGTTTTTCACCTTCATGACTTTTATACCATCTTCATCAGGAAATACAAGCAGTATTGACTTTGTGACAATCAATGGAATATGTATCACAGAGTTCATGACAACAGTAAGACTTGATGCAACTATCAGAAAAGAGGTGTATTTTCAACAGTTTGAGAAGTTTATTGAAAGTCAAACATCATTGACCATAAAATTCAATAAAGTGACGCCATACATCATATTTAGCAAATAATCAAAGTTATTGCTGATATGGAAACAATATCAGTTGCACAACAAATCAAGATGGTTAAGGGGATGGTTGATATGCTCAATGAGCAACACCCCATAACCACCACTGGCATACCAAGCCGAAAATACAATGAAGACAGGCAATTGGTAGATTTTAAGGTCATCCCACACCCGCATTTTACAGCAATCCAATCAGTAACAAAGAAGTTTTGGTGGATACATTGCACCTGCTATCATTCATGGAACAGCATTGAATTTGATGACCTATCCAAAGCATTCAAGGAAATAGCATTGGAAAGTGGATTTGAGGTACATTTTGGATTTGTTTACATATCTGGTTTAAAGTTCCATTATGATATGAGTAAACAACAAAAGTGCATATTCATAGGTAAACATGTTCCAACCTTCATAGATGGTGATTAGCATCAACGTTACTTGCTGTGTAAGTATTCAAAATCACGCAAACTACACATCATGCAAACATCAATGTTCAACTTCAAACCAACACCAAGCAAGTACCAGTATGACTTTTATGATGCTTTGGTCAATACCGCAGACAGCATTCTCATTGCCGCTGTGGCAGGTAGTGGTAAGACAACCACAATCGTTAATTCACTCACATTAATACCCAAAGACAAGGATGTTATTTTCCTTGCATTCAACAAATCAATTGTTAAGGAATTGACGGAACGTGTGCCAAGCAATATCAATGTATCAACACTACACAGTTTTGGGTGCAAGGCATTAATGAGGACATATGGAAGGGTAAAAATCAGCGAAAATAAGATGTTTGATATCGCACTGAAATTGTGTAGTAAATGGAATTTGCACGAAAATGAGAACAAATATGCTTATTGCGGCAGGATTTGTCAATTGGTGGATTTTATGAGATACACCCTCACTACTGAAGATGATGAAGAGATTGAAAAATTAACCATCAAATACAACATATCCATATTTGGTGATGAAATACAACAAGCCAAGCAGGTTTTGAATATCGGTAACAAGGACATGACAGTGATTGATTTTGCTGATATGATATACCAACCTGCTGTGAAGAATATCAAGATGAAAACATATCACTATGTGTTTGTTGATGAAGTGCAAGATTTGAACAGAGCACAACAAGCCATTGTGAAGAAGTTAGTCAAACCAAAGGGTGGCAGGTTCATAGGTGTAGGTGATATGTTTCAAAGCATATATGGCTTTGCAGGTGCTGACTTTGAGAGTTTCAATAGACTGCGTACAATGATGCCAAACACAAGGGAATTGCCATTATCAGTTTGTTACAGGTCAACCAAATCTATTGTGAGGCACGCACAGGAAGTTGTACCACATATTGAATTCTTTGAAGGGGCAGATGAAGGTGAAGAACCACGTGATGGCTTATTCAGTGAAATCAAGTCTGGTGATGTAGTCTGCTGCCGAAACACCAAGCCATTGATTGTAGCTTTTATCCAGCTATTGAAGCAAGGCAAAAAAGCAAACATCAAAGGGCGTGAGATAGGAAAATCACTCAGTGCATTGATAACAAAGACTGGCCAAAAGACAACCAAGATGCTCATGAAGCATTTGGAAGTTCAGAGATTGAAGTTGAAGAAAAAATTGGCAGCAAAGGGAGTGCAAAAATTGGATGAACACCCCAAGATGGTAGATATGAATGAAAGGATTGAGATAATCAACATATTGGGTGAAGGATTGCCGACAAGCAAGATGATATGTGAATATATTGATAAGATATTTTTGGATGACAAGATTGAAGGTATTGTGTTAAGCACTGTTCACAAGATGAAAGGATTGGAAGCCAACCGTGTGTTCGTGTTATGCAGGGAGTTGATGCCAAGTAAATTCGCCATACAGGATGATGAAAAACAACAGGAAGAAAATTTGAAGTATGTATTGCGCACCAGAGCCAAAAAACAACTGATATACATCACAGACTTCAACCCTGATGAATACAAGAACAAAAATGATTAATCAAGAAATCAAAAACTAAACATATGCTTTGCAAAAGTTTCACAAATTTAAGTATTGTTGAAAAGATTCAATTTGTTGGTGAATTATTTCACGCTGTACAATCCGATGAGGATGCCTTCAATCAAGCAAAAATCATCATTAAAAATGGCAAGGACAGAGGGGATTTTGATGGAGTTAAGATACTACCATTAAGGGAGTTTGAATCAGTTATTAACAATTCAACCAATAAGAGAACATGAAAGAGATGGGAAACAAATCAAAGTTGTTCAATGACAAAATGCAGGATTTGAAATCAATTCTGGAATTTCTGTCATCTGAATTCAACGTACACTATGCATTAAACTACACAAAGATGGGTGAGGATGGCAAAAGCATCCTTTCACAAGACATGTTATACAGCAAAGGATTG